CTTGCCATCACTTTCTAGTGTATCTATAGTTCCAGGTTCATCTGCAATTTCATAGTGTTCTGGATTACCTTTCTTAAAGGTCTCAAAAGCATCGGTCTTAAACCAATGTTCTGTAATACCTTCTGAAACCATATCAATTAACTCTCTCATAAATTTATCTCATTTAATAAAATAGATATTATACATTAAATTTCTACAATTGTCAAATATTATGCTGATTTTAATGTTTTAAATTTTCCTTTAAATCGTTCCCACTTAGTAGATGGTTTAGCATATGCATAATCAACCCATAAATCTCTATATTTTTTCTCTGGTTTTTTCTAACATTAATCTCATATATTATCTTTTGGATATTTTTTTACCAAATCTTGGAAAAATCCAATTCTGATATATTATTTATTACACCACCAGAAAGGTATGAAGAAATTTCAACTTCTTGTGGTGCTACTTGGGTATTAACAGATGTTAAATGCTTTTCAATCCATGGAATTGGGTGCGAAATCTTGACATCAGCAGTTGGCAATCCAATACTTTTCATTCGTTTAGCTGTTAAAAAATCTATATAATTATGTAATATATCTGCATTTATACCTAATATACTACCGGTAGAAAATAAATATTCTGCCCATTCTTTTTCTTGGTCTCTTGCTGATATGAAAATATTAGCAGCTTTGTCTCTATTATCACCTATAATTTGAATAAATTCGGGATCATCTTTTGGTAATAGTTTTAAAATATGCTGGACTAATGCTAAATGGACGTTTTCATCCCTAGCAATAAGTTTAACAATCTTAGCAGAACCTTCTACTTTTGCTCTTTCTAGGAATGAGAATGTACATGCAAATGATACGTAAAATCTAATTGCTTCCAATGCATTTGCCGAAACTAATGCAAGATATAAGTTTTCTTTGTTTGGATTATTAATCATATTATCATAATTTAGTGTAATATCAGTGGCACAATTTGCAATAGATTCGATATTAACCATATCATCAACTATAACTTTTGGATCAGGATATATTGCTCTAATAATATGTGTATAGCTTTCTGAATGGATTGTTTCAAAAAATGCCCACGTTGTCAGACAATTTTCCAACATTGGATCTGAACAGTGAGGTAAAAAAGCTAATGTAGGTGCTCTTCCCTGAACAGAATCTAATAATATTTGTCTTTTAATATTAGATGTAAATACAAATTGTTCTTGATCGGTCATTTGTGAAAACGATCTTTTTTCTTGGGACATATCAATTTCTTGTGGTCTCCAATAAAATGATTTCATTTGTTGATCAAGTTTGTCCAAAATTGGATATCTAACTACATCATATCTAGAAATTCCATGCCCAGTATTGCCAAAGAATAATTTTTCTGATGTTGAACTCATTGTTAATATATTACTCATTTCATTTCTCATAGTTTACACGCCCCGCTTTCGCATCCAGTATCAATTTCTTCTCCACTATTATCATTTGTTTGGCAATAATATAATGTCTTAATTCCTAATTTATATGCTAAAATTAAATCCTCGATTAATTTAGCCATAGTAATTTCTCCTTTAGCTGGGTCATAACTAGTATTGGCCGAGATACTTTGATCAACATATTTTTGAAAAACAGCAACTGTTTTTAAATAATCTTGAACATCTACGTTCCACAATGTTTCGTATATATTATTCAATTTTAAATAATCTGGCACTACTTGTGGTAACACACCATCTTTCGATCCCTTAATTGTTATTAGATTTCTTGGTGGTTCAATACCATTAGTTGCGTTAGCTAGTGTAGAACTAGTTTCACTTGGCATTAATGCCATTAAACATCCATTTCTAATACCATGAGTTAACAATTCTGTTTTCAAAAAATCCCAATTCATTAGTGGATTATTTACTGGAATCTTTGCCAAATCTCTTGGAACAATACCATCAGCGTATCTAGTTCTCATTTGTAATGCACCAAATTCTTTTGCCAAGTCAATAGATGCTTCAGTTAAATAATATGCTTGCTTTTCCATCAATGTTTCTGTGTTAATCAATGATTCATTAGAACCCCACGCAGAACGACATTTGGCTAACCAATGTGCATATCCTATTATGCCAATACCAAGTGGCCGATACAACTCAGTTGCTCGTTTTGCAGCTTCGATTGGATATTCTTGGTATGTTAAAATTGAATCTAATCCACGTACTAATACTTGACAACAATCTTTTAATATTGTTTCTTCTTTATCAGAAAGATTGTTTGAAAATTTACCCCAATTGATCGCCCCCAAGGTGCATAATGATACTAATGAATCATCATACCCCATTGGTTTTGCCGGAAGAGCAATTTCTAAACACAAGTTACTTTGATATATATTTTCATAAAAGGGAGTTTGACTATTCATAGTATCTGAATTGATAATATAAATCCTGCCTGTTTCAAAACGTTCGTTCATTATTTTAGTAAAGAACTCTTCCGCACTTAATGATTTTTTTGATATATTTCTATTGTTTTCATATTTGGTGTATAATTCTTCAAATAGTTTTATATCATTACTATAAAATGATTCATATAAGTCTGGAACTTCTTCTGGTGAAAACAACGTAATATTTTCACCTGTTACTAATCTCTTGTATAATGTTTCATTTAATGCAATGGAGTAATCCATTGTTCTAATACGGGTTTCATCTGTGCCTTTATTGTTTTTTAATTCAATTAATCTTTCAAATTCAAAATGCCATCCGGGAAAACTTGCTGTACAACTCGCCCCCCTCACAGACCCTTGTGAACAAGACTTCAATGCTGCATTAAAATATTTTGTAAATGGTATTATTCCTGTGGTAATAGTCTCACCATTACGCACTGGTTGACCAATTGCGCGGATTCTACCAATATTAAGACCTATGCCAGCTTTTCTTGATGCATATTCTACTATTGCAGCAGCGGTCGAATTAATTGATTTCAGAGAATCCCCTGATTCTATAATAGTACAAGAGGAAAACTGTTTAACTTTAGTTCGTAATCCTGCCATAATTGGGGTAGGTAATGAAATATAATGCTGACTAACTAAATCATAGAATTTCTTAATCCATCCCATTCTGGTATCGGATGGATACTCTGCAAATATTATCATAGAAACTATGATATATGGAAATTGAAATGATTCATATAGTTGCTTAGTTTTTCTATTTTGAACCAAATATTTTTTACGCATTTGTTCTGACCCAGCATATCTGAACAAATCATCCCGCGCATGAACTATAAAAGAATTAATGATATCTATGTCATTCTGGTTATACTTGTCGATTATATCCGGTGTATAAACTCCTAATTCTATATTTTTCTTTAATATTTCACCTAGATTCGGGGGGGTGTTATAACCAAACGCTTCTTTTCTGACCGCCAACCAAGTTAATCTGGCGGCAACATGATCATAATTGGGAGAATCTTCTGAAATTAAATCAGCAGCCGCTTTGATGATCATTTCATGAATATCTTTTGTTTTAATTTTATTATGAAAATGCGGATTTGCTTGCATTTCTATTTGGGAAACTGAAACACCTTTTATTGGAGGTAATTCATTTCCTCCTGTGCACGCCCATTCTATTACCGCGTGTAATTTGGATAAATCCAACGGCTCTAGTGAGCCATTTCTTTTAGTTACTTGCATAAACATCCTTGTTCAATTGTTTTTTTGTATTTATGAATGACTCATTAGTATAAATTTATATTTCTTTAATTTTTTAATGGCCAACCGTATTTTGTTTGCATTTATCCCCATGCCATCTTTTATAATTACACGGATCTAATAATTTATTGCAATGTATGCAACATATATAATTTTGTTCCTTCCAAGCTGAACTACTAATAGTATCTGTTCGTTTTTTACTACTATCTTTTCCAATAGTGTTTTTCCACTCTGGATTACTTTTTGTTATTGATGTTTTTTGAATAGCTTTTTTACCAATAGTATCTTTCCATTCTTGACTGTTTCTAGTAGCAGATACCGATTGTGCTAGTTTTTTCCAATCAGTTGATTGAAGTCTTTTTTCAGTCGCTTGTTTTCCTATTGTTTTTTTCCATTCAGCAGATTGTTTAGCCATTGATATGTTAGCTCCGGCTTTTTTATGATCTCTATTTTCATTACATTTTTTTATTTTTTCATTGCCAATTGTTTCTTTCCATTGTGATGAATTAACAGTTTTCTTATATTTTTCTGTTCTTACAATATCTGTTCCATTCTCTTTTGCTGTTACCCTAGACCGCTTGCCGCGTTCACTGAATACTTCAGAATGTTTATGTTCTGCAAAGTATTTTTTATAGTTTTCAGAATCAGAGGTATTCCCACCATCCCCAGTTTCTGGCACCAAATTGGCAAACTCTTTTGATTTAACAATATCTAATAAAGTTGAATAATGGGTTGCAATTATTTTAAATTCTTCTATTGTTTTACATTCTGCTAATATTTCTGTAGTAACATAATCACCATGTTTTTTTAAATGTCTAATCCAGTATTTACCAGACCCTGCATAAGAAAATGGATCTTGTGTTGTTTTTCCGAGATATTTGAGCCCGGTGTTATTATGAGTTTTTAAATAAAGATAATACATTTTAATTTTCCTAAACCTATATTTATCTATTGTTAAACATATTACTTTCGGTTATTTAATTTATTTGTTAGGTAGTATTTATTGATGACATATTAAGACAAAAAAAATTAATAAGTGATTGTTATATCACGTATTATTGTGGTTAAATGATGATTTAAATTGGTGTATTTGTTCAATCTAACAAGTGATATTATACACCTGTTAGATTGATAAGTCAAGTAAAAGTTATAATATATTATAACTGTAAGAGCAAGTTAATGTTCCACTATCGGCGGTTAAGGTATTAGTGTAAGTTATTATAATATTGTATGGTGCAGTTCCTATTGCAGCAACAGACCCGGTTGATGTAACTAATTTGGCACTAAATGTTAATGATCTATTAAAGTCTTCTAATCCAGTGTAGTTGTATTCATCATACACTTCGATATTAGAATAATTAGATACCCCAGAAACGTAATATGACGTAACATTTAATGTAATATGTAAAGTACCACTTCTTACATAGTGGTTAGTAGTGCTAGTATAGACATAGTTAATTTTATAATTTATAGCACCTGATGCAATACCATTAATATTAGTTGGCATTGGTAACTTAAATAATGATAACGGATTAGCTGATTGCAACATTGTTGACTTTTGAAACCCACCAAATGCTGTAAAAGATACTTTACCAGAAACACTTGGTATATATTGTGTAAGTACAGATGGTGATGATAACAATTCAGTTCTGTCTGACGTAACACGTTCAACTATATTATTATAGCTATTAATATATATTTGTGGATATAATGGAGAAGTTGATGACCCACCATCGTTGCCAACATTTACTAGATTAATATCACTAATGGTATTATGTGCACATAACCCAAGAACTATTGCTTGATGTTTTACATTATTAAAATTAAATTTAGTAATTTTTGTAGTAGTTGGTCCATATTGTTTACCGACTGTTATTCCATCGGTATTTAACCCCAATGCAATCCCAAACTTAACATCAGTCATATAGCCGGTTGAAAACACGTTATTTGCAATATCACTATCAGAATAAATACCATATCCAAAACCATTAATAGAAATATTATTAAATATGTTATCTTGACATGTAACTAATTGACTTAATGCATTAAGTTTTATACCGATGCTATTTTCATCAAATACTTCATTCCAATTACCTGATATTGCCACATTTTCAAAAAAACAATTTCTTGCAGAATCTAATTGTACACATATTTGTGATCCTAATGCTGTGGTTATTTTTATATTTTTAAGTGTAATAAATCTTGGTTGGTTTATATAAGTAGTTTGTTCAATATTTCCTGGTGCCCCAATTGATGATATATCATTGATATATTGAATAACAGGGGTAGATGCTGATAAAATTATTTGAAACACTTGCAAAATTTCGTCAGCAGTTGCAGCTGCAGATAATGTAACTGAATATCCAGGGTTAACTGATACTACTGTAGTATTCAATGGGATTCCTGGTCCTGTGACTGATGCGCCAGACATTGAAATATCAGCAGCAATAGTATTAAGAATGAATGAGCCAGATGTAATAGTTGCAGTAACGGCCAGATTAGGATCAAAATATAATATAGTGCTAGAATTTCCCGCACCTACTATTGTAGCATAACTTGGAATATACAGAGTATTAGTAATACGATATGTTCCTGGTGGAATCTCTAATATAACTCTATCAGCGGTATTATAATCAACATTATGTGATGGGATCAATGCAAGGGTTAATGTTTGTGAACCATTTGCAGACGCGACATCAGTCATTGTAAAACTAATTCCAACATTAACACTAACTATTGAAGTTCCATATGGTATACCCGTTCCAGTTACTACTGCACCTACCATATCGGTAGTTGCCGCACATAAAACCACGTTGTTATTAATAGATAATATACCAGTTATTGATGATGTTGCTGATTGTGGAGAATTATAAAATAATTGATTTATAGAATTTTGAAGAAATTGTGTATCATCAACTGCTCCATCACCAACTGTTCCAAAATCTTTAGAATTAACCTGGTCATCTAATCTAGATTGAATAGTTCTTTTTACTGCTTGTGTTATCAATGTTCCAGTGCTATTAATTACACTTGTTACACGTAATTGAAATCCTGATCCAGGTCCTAATACACCATTATCATCAAATATTGCATTGATTGATGTTCCGATTCCAGAAAATAATAATACAACAGATGTAACAACACCATTAGTGACAGTTATATTTGCTATTGGGTTTGCAATTGGTTGATTACCACCAGATATCCAATTTAATGGGATATCTGCATATACGTTATCAGTATATCCACTACCTTCTAAATAAGAATAATTGCTAATTGCACCACTTGATTTATAGACATACGCTAATTGACCAAAGATACTAGATGGAGAAGTTATTTTATCTATATCAAGTTGTGTTAAAATTCGTGTATTTCCAACTGCTGGGGCCCCTTCTGATACAGAACCATTACCAATGTAAAGTTCTTGTGTATCAACTGCCCAACCAAACTCACCACTTGCTAATTGTGGTAATCCGGTGCCGCTATTCGCTTTTCCGCGACGTTGTTGTATTCGACTGATGCTTACTACTGCCATAAATAAATCCTCTTATAGTCTTATTTATGCAAAAGTGGGTAGGAAAAGCCCTATGTTACTAGGGCTTATTGTGATTAAGCTACTACAAATGATGTTGCTAGTGTAACAGTTGTGCCACTTATAGTAACATTTTCTGTTGCACCTGATGAGATTATTGTAGTTTTCAATGTTCCTAGACGTTGAATTCTAAGTTGAAGTTCAGCATAATCATTAATAGATTTATCCATAACAACATGTATAATACCAGCGGTTGCATTTGGGACATAATATGCTAATGGATTTATTTCATCAACAATTGCTTCTATTGCACCATTGATTTTTAAATCACTTGTTTCATTTTGTAAATTAACAACAGTTGGTGTTGCGTCCTGAACTATGATTTTATATAAATTGCAGTTATTATTGTAAACTGTATTAATTAAGGTTTTTGAACCATTTATTCTTGTTACTGTAAGTGTCATCTTAACTCTCCATTTCTTTTATTTATCAGATAAATAATACTTCTCTAATTTAGTCCACATTTTATCTTCGTATTCATTCCAATTTGAACTATCTAAATCAAATTGTTGGTACATTTCTCCACCGACTTTATATGGATCATCACCCCTTGTGCACATAAAAATATGCCCTTCTTTAATATCAGTTCCATATACTTTATTGTGTGCTGTTATGTAAAACAGCAACTGTAAAAAATAATCTTCTATATGCTCTAATTTTTTTAAACGATTTGATTGTTTGTAATCACAAATACTAGGTTTTCCATTATATACGGCAACTAAGTCGGTGGTGCCGGAATACAATCCTGGAAAATACAGACTCTGTTCCATAGCCCATACTTCATCTATTTTCTTAAGACCTTCTTTAATAATAATATTAGCCATTTTGTGTGCTTTAACATGGATGAGATTGTTTCCAGGTTGTCGTGGTAAGCCACAAATGAACTTTTCTAAATTAGTATGAAGACAAGTTCCAATTCCAGCTGCTTCGGTTGTGATTTGTTGTGCTTTATCATGATCAACTCTGGATCTCCACTCGTTCAAATGAGTCATATCCTTGGTCGCACTTAGAATAGTTGTTACACTTGGTAATAATTCTCCATCAGGTGTTTGATAAACACGTTTTTTGGATATTGGGTCATTGGTCTGTTTACAATTTTTATATTGAAAACGTTCAATGAATGGTGGGGGAGTTAGTGGTGTATTTGTTAATAATGTCATTTGCCTATCCGTTGCCTATTATAAAATAGTCCTATTAAAATAGTATTATACCACTTTAATAGGACTTTGTAAAGTTTTATTTTTGCCTTTTAAGTTGGCTCATTGCAGTTGAACTAACTGTGCTATGTGATTGATCTATTACTTGTTGATTATTTACTTGGTCTGCTGGTTGATTAGTTGGAACTAATCTAATTCCATATTGGTCAAAACTGTCTTTGTTCCCATCAACAATATTATTTAATACAGAGAGACCTTGTTCTTGTTCGCTATTGTATTGTTTACTAAATGATTTTTCATCGATTGCTGGTGATCCATACCGTGTGATAACTTTATTAATAGCTTCCCACGGTATGGTTATAGTTTGTCCAGAATGATCTGCCTGTGCTTGATAGTTTGATAGAGTATCTACTAATGGATCAGCAAACTCACGCAAAAGATTTACTTTTTTTTTGAGGTAAGCAACATTCCTAGACGACGACTATATTCAACGCTTTCACGTTTCATACGGTCTGCTTCTGATGCTGGAGGAGGTAATTCACCACCTTCTTCACCTGGGACACCACCCTCAGCTCCTGGCATTTCTGGTACTTCCATACCGCCCATTCCAGCTGTTACATCAGAACCTGGTGCACCACCCATTGTTTCAATTTGTTCGCCAGAAACAATTGCCAATCCTTTAGACAATCCTTCACGGCTTGATACCAATGCTGTATATAATCCATCTAATGCTGATTGAACCACTTCATTAAATTGCCCTGCTACGTCACTGCCTTGTTCTGCTCTTATAGAGTCAAGTAATTCTAATAATTGATCAGCCTTCATTGCAGCAGTATCTTCGATCCAGTTAGTAACTTTACTAACCATATCTTTAGTTGATAAAATATTTTCTGCCTTTTGTTCTTCGCCTTCTAATAACATCCAGCTTGCTTGTGATTCAGATAAATCATAACGTAAAGTTAATTCAGCAGCCAATTCTTGTCTATCAGATTCACCTAATTGAATTCTTTTGATAGCAGTTTTAATCCAGCTTTCTGGTACTGACATTTTTTCAGCACGATGACGAATTGCAGAAATCATAGCTTCTTGACTTACTTGTCTAGTTGATACAGTATTTTCAGCTAACTCAGCTTCTTCTGCTCTTTCAGAAAGTGCTTGATTTACTACATCTAGTAATGCTTTGGTTTTTTGATACTTTGCATTTTCTAAGATGTTGTCATAGCTTTCTGATAATTCCATTTGGCTAAGTTCAGTACGTAATTTATTCCTCACATCACCCAATTGAACGTCATTAAATTGTTCTAATTTTAATTTGTAACCAAAGGTTTTAGCTAAACTTTCGTTCAATTGTTTGCTAGTTACTGGTTGTGATAATTCTTTTAGTTGCATGTTAATATTCCTTAAACATAATTTATAATGTATTTATACAAAAGTGTGTTTAAACAACTTAGAAATCTTATTCTTAACTTTGTTGGCTCTGTAATCACTTTCTTCTAATCTAGTTAATAGTATTGGATACTGGTCATCTGTGACTTTGTTGATAATACTTTTATATACTATAACATCGCTATAATTTGCCCAATAACTGTTATCCAAGTCCTTAATTTCATTACATTTGTAAAAGTATCTGTGATTATATGCTTTGGCAGCTATAAGGGCACAACTTTTCAAATGAAACTGATCTTTTAAATCTTTACTGTTTATATTAAACACTCCCCATTTATTATTAGGAAGTTGTTTAACCAGATAATCTTTATATATCAACATACCATTAGGCAAAATTGATATTGGTAATTTTGTTTGTAGTTCTTGATCAAAATATTGAGCTAGTTCTCTAATTGTCTTTTTTGAATTTTTCATTTGCTACCACTGTTGGGTCAGTAAACCCAGTTTTTTCAACTAGACCTTTTCTAATCATATATTCTACTTTAACTTTATCGTGTTCATTAAGTGTATTTAATTTTACTGGCGATTTAAGTTTTTTTAAAATCTTGGCTTCTTCATTAGTTGTCCAGATTTCCATATTTTCTAATAATTCTTCGATTTTCATTTTATACCAGCAATGGTTAACCATTTATAAAGTTCGTCGGACTCTTTTAAACCAGATACTGGCCCAAATGAACCAGTTTGTTTACTACTCATGCTACCACGAGCACCTCTTTCAAATCTTTTATCTATTATACCATCTATAAAGTTATCAGTTGGATCACCACCAATTTCATTATTAGAATCAACTAAATCGTCATCTTCTAATTCTTCTTCACTAGTTTCACCCATTCCCATCATTTGTGATGGATTTGTATTGATACTAATCTGTGAACCAGTTGTAATTGGTTTTTCAGTTGTTTGCATAGCACCGGCAGAACCTTGCTGACCTGTTAAGTTAAATACAGGATTACCTTGCGCATCTTTACCAATTGCAGTAGGGTCTTTTGTTAAATCTTTTTGAATTTGGGTACCATCTGGCATTGTTACCGAAACTAATTTACCTGGTTGGTAATTAGTTACAACAGCATGTGTTCCATCTTCTTTTACTATATCGTTGATTTTCATTTGTTCTCCAAGGCTGAGTTCAGCACTTTGTAATTTGTCTATGTGATTTCTTAGCTTATCTATTTTTCCACGAGATCTTAATAGCTTGAACGCTAAGTTTTCTACAGATTCTTCACACCCCATTTCTAATCCAGCTTGTCTTAATCTTTTAAGATCATCCATGGCTGCTTTTGCTTCATCTAAATCTTTTGATCTAAGTGCTTGATTAATTTTTGATGAATAATTTCGTGCTTTATTTTTAACTTCTTGTGGAGTTGCTTTTGGAACTACTTTAGATGGTTTATGTATCCATTTATTATCTAGGACACTGTATATACCAGCCGAGTGATGTGGTTGTGTACTATTTTGTACATATACTTCTACTGGTATGCTCTTTAATTTAATATCATATTTGTTATTAAACTCATTCTTTTTTGCATTATAGTAATCTTCTAATTCTTCATCATTTGGCATATCAACTACTAAATGTAAATCAACATCAGAATATTCAGAATAACCAAAACTAGCATTTGAACCACTGATTGTTACATCAGTTAAGTTAAGATGTTTAACTTTTAAAGTATCTGCAAAGTGTTTAGCAATAGATAGCAATTTGTATCTAATATCTAAACGTAATTCATCATTATCCCATAGAATTGGGTTTAATGTATTGTTTACTGTAAATGCTGCAACTGGTGCTTCTGAAATTGACATATTAGAATTTTATTAATATAGTAACAATAGTTGAGAGAATACCAGCTATAATAGTAGCAGTTGCACCTATGATGACTTTGCTCATACTGCCTTTACTTTCTTCTATTTTTTCAGCTAATACTTCTACTTTAGTTTCAATTGTATGTAATCTTGATTCTAAATTTTGATAACGTAATGCACATAATTCTACGTGACTCTCTAAGTTTTCTTTTTCAATATCAGTTGGTTTTAGTGACATTCCGTTCTCCATTGTGACTCCCAAATGAGGTTATAGTGTATTTATCGGAAAATGGTTAAAAACTATATTCTTACCTTTACCTTCAGTCACAAATACTGCATACTTTTGTTCCATTAGTTCATCTAACCCATTGATATATGGAACTAAATTAAAGTCATCTTTAAGAAATCCAACAGGATCACCGTCTTTTTCATAAACAAAATCACGTTCAGATTCAAAATCAAATCTCCATACTCTTATAATATCATTGGTATTAAACCCAACAACTTTTCCTTTTACTTCTACTAGAGTTGGGTTGATACTATAGAAAACATTAGAACGAATACCCAATGTTTGGATGATGGTATTGAAGTTTTGTTCTTTCCATCGAGCAGCTTCCTTACCAGGTTCAGCACGGTATTGTCCAGTATGTGTGATATCTACAAGTGTATATAAATTATAAATCATCTTATATTTAGCAGACAAAAAAAAGCCCCGAATAAATCGAGGCTTTTTAATCTAATTTAAACTAGTTATTAAACCAATGTAGCACCTGATAAGCTTTTAGCTGAAGCTACAACGTTAGTTCCTATTGGTGAATTCCAAGAACCTAGTGCAGTCCATACTGCTACTTCGATATCACCCCAAGAACTATCAGAAACGTTACTACCATCAGCTGAATCATTAGCAGTGTTGCTAGCGATAGCAATAGTAATATCAGTTGCAGTTGGTGTACCGATTGCATAAATTTCAGCATAACCCTGAACTGTACGCACTAGAGTAGTTAAATAACTTTGTGGGTCAGTATAAGTACCTGATGAACCAGATTGTTTAGTTAAGTCTGGTGCACCTGAACCACTCAAAGTGATGTTTAAAAATACTAATGCACGAGTACCAAGTTGTGTAGTTGGTTTTGTTTTTAAATAATTAGCAGCAACGCCAGTGTTCACTGTTCCGTCGATGCCTGTTGTTCCTAATAATGATGGCATAATCTTTCTCCTATATGCTTTTCAACCCACACTCTGTAGGTTTATAATATTATTTATCAAAAAAGTTAAATTTTCTTACTTTCTTGTAGTTTTTTAAGGCCCCTTTTGAATTTAGTTGTATCACCTGATTTAATACTATTGATGAATCTACGTTCTAAATCATCAGAGATTTCTGGATCGTAGTTTTCTTTAATTAGTTCAATTAGATTTATCGCACTTTGTATTATATTAGAAGCACGACTTTCTATTATTAGATTAGTATCTCTACTTAATCCAATTTCACTTAATTCTTGTAGTATGGAGCGAGTTGATTTTTTCATCCGATGTTCCTTATACTGTATTTATTTTATTATTAAATTATCTTGACTATTTTTATATAATTTAGTATAATATATATTCACAGACATACAGTTTGTATAAATCATACATTTTGTACATGCGGGACTATAAGCTCCGCACCAGATAAATCTAATACCATTCTAGAAGTCCAATAGAACCCCTTGATATTAAATTTGTTCTGCCAAAAACCAACAGGGAGCCGATATAAGTCGGCTTCATGATTTAGGGCGCCATTTATATCGGCATCATGGCATACGCCACATTGATTGCATATAAACTCCTTTCCCTTCCTATTTGATTTTTGGGTCCATCCACAATCACTACATCTTTGACTTCTATAACTAGCCGATTGCTCGATTACTGGGACACCCAGTTCTTCACATCGCTTCATTATCTGTGCATTGATTTGTGTATAAGTCCAATGACTTAAATTTCTTCCCATATTAGAACCTTTTCTCATTTGAAATAACTTTTCTAATCTGAGTTCTTTTATATTTGATAAATCCAATTGATTTATGGACCAATTGATATAATTTGTTCGGTGTTCCTGTACTCGTTTAAAGCCATTACTGCCTTTCTTTTTATATGATAACTTATTGATTATACTATGTAAATCATGACCATGCATATCAGCACTAGTTGTTTGTCCATCACTTAATGATAAGCAAGTAACATATCCTTGGTCTGCACCAATGATTTTACTACCAGTTGATTTCTCTCGTGTAGTTTCCCATCTGGAATATAAAGTGTTAGTAGAAATCTGCCAACTAGTAATCATTTTATAACCTTTCTTGGCTAATTGATTTGAATGCCTTGTTGTTTTAATTGGTATATAAATATGTCCATACCTTTTACCAAGTGATGATAATTTCAGCCATCCATCAAAGATACCAGTGGTATCTGGGATATATTTACAGCAATTACTATCCAAATTTGCTACTAAATTATTGCTATTTCGTGTTGGTTTTGATAATGGATTACTATCAATTTTTGATTGTAATTTTGAAATAGATTTATCACCAGCACGCATTTGTTTAGCGAGAACAAATAATTGTTTTCTTCGTTTTTCTGTTCTACTTTTGATAATTGCCAGAGCTTCCCCTGACGCTAATTTAATTGCCCTTGCTGAAAGATCGGTAATTAAATCGATATCAGTGGTAGAAATAAAACTTGGAACATCTAATTTATTATTTTTGATATCTAAAGTTCTATTATTGCCCCAAATGATTTTATTATTCCATAAATAATCAACAAACCACCACAATACCCGATCATATTCGGTAATGAATTCTTTTAATATCAGTTGTTTACCAATATTAGCAAATTTGATATTATGTTGACTTGATTTAATTATTGTTTTCATTTAAATTATTTATAGAGACTTGACAACCATAACAAAATATACTATAATATCATTTTTACTATTTAATTAAAGAACACAAGGAGAATATTATGTCATTACAAAGCAGGGAAGTAAAAACAAGTGGTAAAACGGGTTATGATATCAGAACTGATATACTAGCAATGTCTAAAGATTTAGCAATAAGTGATTTTAATGCACGATTTAGAGAGTATGAACTATATTTGATGCTAGAACAACTAGATAGATTTACTATTCCACCAGACAGACCAGATTTTCCAACCATTGAAAAAGTTCTTGATATTGCAAATAGCATGAATGAATTTGTAGGTAAGAAATAAGTAAAAGGCCCTTAACGGGCCTTTTTTCATTCTATAGCCTCATATCCAAATAATTCTGGGTGTAATTTACCCCACTTTCTAAGGATTATAGCTGCAGTAGAATTTGCAGAATTTTCTTGTGGGCTACCATCTTTGCCACTATCCGCATTTAATTCACCATTTAGATCTTGTTTATAATGCGTAAGTTCATGTGCAATTGTACGAAGCACGTCTTGTATATGTCTATTAGACATCATAACATTAATACTTTTATCAGATGGACTATATCCACCAAATGATTTATGTTCAATACTTATGTGTGAATTAGTGTTTAGAGAAATAGAAGGTAATTCAGCTAACTCTAAATGGTCTTGTGCAAACTGTATAAATTTTTTAATTATTAAATTTGCTTTATCTTGCGCTAACCCTTCGTTAATTATTTCTCTTATTTTCATTATTTAGCCCCACCAGATATATTCATATAAACCCCAGACAGAGCACTAGAGGTACAAATGAATTCAATTAATGCAAATGTAGTAGTACCTGGACCATAATTTGAAGTGAATGTAAGTGTTCCATTACTACTATTTGACGCAGATAATCCACTAATAGTAATTACTGGATTTCCTTTTAATGATGTAACTAATACACGAATATTTCTACCTGCTAGCGGATTAGAAATAGTAATAGTAAATGCAGCACCAGCGTTATCTAAAATAACAACACCATTTGCTGTTCCTAAGTCTAACGCATAAGCATTAGATACTATAGATACTGGTCCAGTTATTGTGTAATATTTATTTAATGTAAGAGATGAACTACCATTATATGTTGTTCCTGAAGATAATTGTAATCCAAATCCTGTTGTTAAAGAATTTAAGTTATTACCTAAAGCAACTCCAGAAATTGTGCTATGTGATAGCATAGAATTAGATACTGTGCCAGTATCGCCTGTACCTATTAATGTACCGGTAGTTGATGGTAAAGTAAATGTTGTTGTTGCAGCGATTGCTTGAGATTGTAATAATGAAGTTCCGCTAGTTGCACCAGCAAATGTTATACTAGACATACCACTTAATGTTGTACTTGAACTACCTAAACTAATCGCAGTAGTACCTATAGTTGTACTATTATGTGCTAACGCTGAGTTAGGTATTGCAGTAAATCCAGAACCTATACTACCACTAGTTAATGCTCCAACACTTGTTAAACTACTATTTACTATGGTTGAATTTAAGGTAGTTCCTGTTAAGGTTCCTGCTGCAGCTGTTAATGTGTATGAAGACAACGATCCATCAAAACTAACTCCATTTATGTTAGTTGTTGTTGCCAGTTTAGTCGCAGTTCCAGCGTTGCCACTAACACTACCAGATATGGTATTAGAAACAGATAAATTACCAGATATTGTAGTAGTGCCACTAGAATTTCCAATGTTCAATGTGGTAGCTGCACCAGCAAAATTAACAGTTGTTGCAGTTGTATTAACTATATAGCATGTTGCATTTGATATAGTTAATGTATTTCCAGATAATGTTAAATTTCCATTTGAATTTATTGCTAGTAATGCTGCTCTAGTTGTATTTGCACTTTTATAAAATGTAATTCCATCATTGTCTCCTACACTAATACGACCTATGCTATTTGCATAATCGATGATTACGCCATCGGTGAATGAGCCAGCAAATGTTCCTAGTGAAACTACTCCAGTAGATGATGAGACATTTGATGCAGATAATGCAGAAAAAGCACCAGTGCCAGGAGTTGATGTTCCGATGTTAATATTATCAATTGCACCAACCAATCCAGAATTAAGAACAATAGTATCCAATCCAGTTATAATTCCCCCAGCAACAAATGTTGCGGTAGTGGCATTACTATAGCTTACTGATGTCGTTGTACATGCAGTAACTGTCACCGAATTCGCATTGTATCCTGCTGGATTCATACTAGAAACAGTAATTTTTCCACCTACCAAGAATGGTGGGAATGGTTGTGTTGAAAAAGTTAATGTAGCAGTTCCTGCTGTTCCACTTGCACCAGATACGTTAATAACCAGAGGAACTGCATTTAAATGCCCATTGATAACGGTATAATTTACAACATTTAATTTAGATGATACAATACCGCTGGTAGTATCCATTCTAGCAACTAATTTAGTATTATTTGTACTTGCAATTTGACCATTTGGTGTAGCATAGAATGTTAAATATCCACCTTGATTAGTATTAGTTAAATTTTCACCAGCATTAATTTCCATTCTAGCTGGCCCAAATCCTGGCCAACCACCACTAGCATAGCCAACCCCAGCATATCTTACAAGTGGTTCATTTGCTAATACAGGCAATGGTGACACCGCTGTTCCATTATATCTTCTTCCAGCATATAATGCATATGAACCTTGGGCATCGTTATATAAACGACTCGGTGTAGCTATTCCTCCTTGGGGTGGTATACCTGTTATATGTAGCATTACACCTGTATTAACTGGAATTTGATAGACACCATCTAATGAACCAACTATTTCTAATGCACCAGTATTTTGGTCTGCAGATGGAACTAACATTTGTATTTGTCCATCTCCACTAATATGAAAAATCGGACTTACCGCTTCAGCACCTGCTACCGTATCGTCTGTTTTATAAACTGAAAAATTACCAACTATGTTAACAGTTCCAGTACCATTTGATACGATGTTCACATCTTCATTTAAATTAACAGTTGAAAAATTATTTCCTGATGCATAAAAATCACCAAAACTAAAACTTAGACCAGCGCTATCAATAAGTAACGTGCCATCGGATGCAATTTCGATACCAGGACCTGCTTTAATGCCACCCAATTGTGAAGAAGTGGCAGGTTTAAGCTGAAATACATTGTTTATATCTAATTCAAACATTGATCCAACATTCAAACTAAGTGTTGCATCGGCTGAAACAGTAAATCCACCACCTGGTTTTACACTTCCTGCTATTTGCTCGGACGCAAATCCAACAATAACTGTATTTCCACCTGGTGTAATGCCATCACTTAAGCGTAGTTCACCAGTATCTTCATTCCAAAATATAGTTCCACGTTCACCAATATATTCATTTGCTGAAATAGTTGGAATACGTCCTGCTCTAATTTTTCTTATTGACATTATGTTATCCTACAATATCATTATCTTCACTTGCAAATTGAATTGCAATAGGTTTAACACCTGAAAGTTTTTTAATATCATTTAATTCATCATCTTGATTAAATGCGTTATCCATTCCAGCAGATTTTTTAAGAATTTCAAGCTTTGTTTGTAATGGTGGGATAAAATTACCAATATTGGCATCTTTATCACCACTTTCCGCACCGTCATCGACATCATGTTGAAAATCATCTGCTGATTTTTCTGTATTTTCCGGTGCTTCTAAACCACCATCTTTTTGATCTAGCATATCTGCTATGCTATGTAAAATATCACTCATTTTCATTTTTTAATTCCTATATCCAGGGACGGCCTTGAACTAACCCACCAACATTTGGGTTGTCTACTACATTGTTGCCACTATACTTTGTTGGTAAATTGTTTATTGCCAATGTATGTAATGGTCTGTAATAGTTTTTAGTATTGTCTAAACTACCTGTAATAGTTCCATCAACTGCTACAGTTTTGCCTTGACGCTTTGCTTCAGCAATTGCAAGTTTTTGTTCTTGCTTAGCTTGTTTGGTAGATAATGTTGAAATTCCGTTGGCTGCCATAAATTTTTCCTCTATTATCTATTTAGGTAAATATGGAAATGATTAATAAAACTCCTTTCAACAATTTAATACAAAATTTAAAAGATAATGGAAAGTATCGTGTTTTCAATGACATACTGCGAGAACAAGGTAAATTTCCTAATGCAATATGGTATGGCCCATATGCTATTAAGAACATTGTCAATTGGTGTTCAAATGATTATTTGGGCATGGGTCAGTCTAAAGTAGTATTAGATGCAATGAGAACAGCATTAGATATGACTGGTGCTGGGTCTGGTGGTACTAGAAATATATCTGGTACTAGCCATTACCACGTTGCACTTGAACATGAATTGGCATCATTACATAAGAAAGAAAAAGCATTGTTATTTACTTCAGCATATGTGGCAAATGAGTCATCATTGATTTCATTATCTAAGATCATTAACAATATTGAATTTATTAGTGATAGCAAAAATCATAATAGTCTAATTGTTGGTATGAGTTATAGTAGAGCACCAAAACAAATATTCAGACATAATGATTTAGAAGATTTAGAAAGTTGTTTAAAGAAAGCAGTTGAAAATGGGAATACTCCTTGTATAGTGTTTGAAAGTGTATACAGTATGGATGGTGATATTAGCCATATTAAAGAAATTTGTGATTTAGCTGATATGTATAATGCCATAACATATCTTGATGAAGTCCACTCCATAGGCGTAATAGGTCCAACTGGTGCTGGATTATTAGAAGAACTTGGATTACAAGATCGAGTTGATATTGTTAATGGAACATTAGGTAAGGCATATGGAGTTCAGGGTGGATATATTGCTGCTGATGCCATCGTAGTAGATGCAATCAGAAGTATTGCGGCTGGGTTTATATTCTCAACATCACTAAGTCCAGTAATATGTGCTGGTGCATTGGCTGCTGTGAAATATTTAAAAGATCATAATGAAATAAGAGAGAAAATTAAAGAACGTGCGAATAAATTAAGATTTCTTATGAGAGAATACAATATACCAGTGATGGATGGAAAAACCCACATTGTTCCAGTAATAATTGGTGATGCAAAGAAAGCCAAAGAGATAAGTGATATTTTGTTAAATGATTATAACATTTACGTTCAAGCCATAAATTTTCCTACAGTTGAAGTTGGTACTGAACGATTGAGGTTCGCCCCTACTCCGAACCACACCGATGGTATGATTTCCGATCTTGTTGAAACGTTGACTATCGTAATGAAAAGGTATTCGAGATAAATAAAGATGTAGTTCACGGAATTGACGTTCCCAACTACTCTAACGTCTATGGAGGACATCAGCATGTGTATTTATACAGAAATACCACCAACATATCTTTATATTAAAAAACATTCAATAACAGGTCTTAAATATTTTGGTAAAACTACAGAATCTGATCCTTATAAGTATCTAGGGTCCGGCACATATTGGAAGAAACACTATAAAAAACATGGCAAAGAATTTATAGAAACTATATGGGTATCTGATCCGTTCACTGATAAAGAATTACTGATTGAAGACTTAATAAATGCGTTAACTGCAGTATTAAGCCATAGCTTTAGCGGCGATTGTAACTAATTCTACCAATGCTGCTCTAAGTTGAGCATTATTAGCTGATTCTTCTAGTTTTTCTGTGCTAATTAGATCTGCTAAAATTTCTTTTCCTTCTTCAGCACTCAATTGACCAGATGCAACTGCTTCTGAAACTTGGACGGCATAATTAGCTCTATCGATGGCCCATTGTTGACCACTATTAATTATATCACTTAATAAACTCATTTTATTCTCCTTAAAATCTTTTTTGCACTGCGCGGGCAATGATGTCGCTTTGTTGCTCTATAATTTTCTTTTTTAAAGAGCAATACATAGGACTAACCTTACCACGGTCACTACGTTCTTTAAATTCTGCAACTGTCTTGTGTAGTTCTTCAAATAATGCTACTATATCATTTGAACCACGTGATACTGAATAGGTATTAAACCATTCAACTTGTTTATTTAAGTCATTGATTTGGCTTTTTACATTAGCACAATCAAAATACTTTGCTGACATTTCAATATCAATTATAGCTTTTGCTTCATTTCCATCCCATTTGCTTGGAATATACGCACAACCTACTAATGATATCACTGCTACTAACACTAACATTCTTTTCATTTTAATTCTCCTGGAATATCTAATATTTATCAGAGTTACTGACCCAACTCAAATTTCATTTGAGTTGCTTCTTCAACTGCAGCCATTGGTACTTCGTATTTTGGTAAATCTGCTACTGGTAATGGCGCATTTGGCATTAAATATGCTTTAACTGTTCTACTATTCTTTTCAACTATGATCTTATATAATCGAGTTGGAATTCCTAATCCATTCCCAGTTACAAAATGTCCTGGGTCATAAATTCCACCTGATATAATATAAAAATCAGTACCTGGTGTCATAGCCCATTGCCGTTCAATAGTTTCAAGTGATTTCCAAATTCCTCTATTATTATTGGCAACTTGTGGAACCATATTAGACAAATTAAAACTTTCACTCATAACAGCATCATTTTGTGTATTATTCTTAGCTGGGGACATATGTCCTCGATCATACTTGTTACCAACAGTAGCATAATCAGCTAATGTTGCAGAACATTGTGGCGCAACAGATGGATCTGGATGGAAGTTGTCTTTCCTTTTAGCTGGACCTGTCATATCATCCATAGATAGATGTTCGAACACTGCTACTGGTGCTTTGACATCACATCTATGAATCACTGCATAGTTCAAATGACAAATTTCTTGGTCACCTGGATGTGGTTGATATAATGGTGTTCCATTTACAGTTAGTTGTGGACATTGGTCATTGATTACCCCAGCGTGTACTGGTGCAACTACCATTAGTAATAGTAATAAAATATATTTCATAAAAATCCTTTGAGGTTATTGAATATTTATGTTATTTAAACAAACCACCCTATCTTTTTGTGTAATTCTATTCTATTATCATATTCTTTTATACTTCCTGGATATCGCCATCCCCATATCACGACTAGAAACATTGTAATGCCAGCATATAACACTGCTTTTTCATTATGTGTAGTAAACCACATTATTATTAGACTACTAGCCATCATTCCTACCATGAGGTATTTTGCTTTGATTGGAAATACCTTATAATGTGTCCAATTAGTAATAAATGGACCAAATAATTTATGATTATAAATCCAATTATGCATATTAGGACTGCTTTTAGAAAAGCAATATGCAGCACCCACGATAAAAATGCTAAAGGGGACCCCTGGGGTGATTACTCCGATATATGCCAATCCTAGTAAGATAAATCCTGCTATTTTCCAAAGTATATTTTTCATAATTTTAATAATTTTAATAAATAAAGATGTAGTTCACGATGCGTCAACATCTAACTACTTTAATACTTTGAAGGAGTATCAACATGAATATTTATACAAACAACGATCCTATTTTTAGATTTTATGTATACGCATATCTTCGTAAAAAAGATGGAACCCCTTACTATATTGGCAAGGGAACTGGTTATCGAGCTTTCTCAAATGACCATACTGTAAAAGTCCCAACTGATAAAAAACGAATAGTTATTATTGAATCAAATTTAAGTAGTATTGGAGCATTTGCAATTGAACGTAGAGTAATTCGATGGTATGGTAGGAAAAATAATGGAACTGGTATTTTAAGAAATCTAACTGATGGTGGTGAAGGTGCTCATGGATATAAACATACCGAAGAATATAAAATACATATGTCCAAAATATGTACAGGAAGAATAATGCCTAGAGAAGCAGTGGAAAAAACAAGACTTGCTAATACAGGCAGAAAAAATCTAAAATTATCATTAGCTATGAAAGGAAGACCATCAAAAAATAAAGGAAAATTTATGTCGGATATATATAAAGCTACTTGCTCTAATGCACAATCCAAACGGTTTTTAAATTCCGATGAAAGAAATAAATTGGCACTACACGGTAAAATTGGAAACGAAAAAACTAGAGAACAATGTAAAAAATTAATTGTAAAAGATCCAAAAGGAAATATTAATGTTTTTATATCACTACCAGATTTTGCATCAAATATAGGTGCTAAAGCACGAAATATTTATTGTCTTATTAACAAGTATGATGGGGAAATTATACAAAAAGGAAAGTTTGCTGGATATACTTTCTGGCTTAGGACACCAGAAACTGTATCAGATACGTTAAAAAATATAATGTAACCATTCCTTATGTTTAACTTCAAAACCAAATTTCTTACGTTTGTTTACTAATTCAAAATAATCAGGTTTATAAGGAGTATTATATGGGCTCTTCCATGGATAGGAATTTCCCTTTTCCGAATTACATTTTGAACATGACAGTGCACAATTATTCCAACTAGTTCTTCCACCTTTTGATGATGGGATAACGTGATCTATTGTAGCAGTTTTTAAATTAAGTGTAGTTCCGCAGTATTGACATATTCCATCATCTCTTACCAGTAAACTTGCCCGACTAAATTTTACTGTAGTTTTTGGTTTTAAATATTCACGGAGCATTAGAACAGCTGGGACATTAGTTTTCCAATTTGCAGAGCGAATGGTCCAATTGTCGTGCCACAGCACAACATCGGCTTTTTCTAAAACCATATATTTTATTGAATCCTGCCATGATATAGTGCTGAGTGGCATTATACTAACAGGCATTCCTGATGCATTTAGTAATAAACAATCCATAATCTGTAATCTTATATTTTACTTTTAAATTCAATTGATTTTGCAAAATCTTCTGCGGATTTTTCTAACGCATTTTGCCATTGTGTTTTTTGATCTTGGTCAAATACCAAATCAATGTCGCTTGAAGCTGTACACCAACTATTGGTATGATTATACGGTGGAGTTCCCGATATTTCTGAGCGCAGTTGGTCATTGGCCCATCCACACATCCCAAACATCAATCTCCATTTATTTGGAAAGTCACCATTGGCAAGTCTTGGCAGAATCTTATCTGATGAACTTAATGAAAAGTTATCATTGATTCTTAATGTATTTTTACACTCCCATTCATTTGAATGTATCAATGAAAGACTATTGGGACTAATTGGTCCACCATTATAAACAAATCCTGGTATATCAAAGTCTAGTCCTACTTTTTCACCCAACTCATTAATAGTTAGATTACTACGTTTATTAAGGACTAGACCTATACTTCCATAATTATAATGTTCAACTATCATTATAACTGTTTTATACCAAAAGTTGCCTTTGACTGATGGTGGTGCTATTATTAAATTACCTACTATATTACCTAAATTCATTAGGTATTTAACTTAGTATAATGTTATCCAAAATTTTTTAAATAACCAATACGTTTATTTGTATCAGATGTTGCATATTTTGGTCTTTCAAAATTTCTAACCCACCATTCAGTTGCCTGTTCTGGTGTCCTAAATCTAGTTGCCAAATATTGTTTACCTTCTGGTTCTGATAATGCAAAATCAATTTGATTTTTCCAATCAGTAGCCCAATCACTTCCAACGTAATTTACCATATTAGTAAATCTCTCATTATGATGTTGAAATAATCCACCACTTGTATTTTTATCACCTAATACTCCTGGTTGAAAATGTGACTCACCTTCTATATTGGCTAAAATACCTAATCTATGGTTATCATCCATTTTTGATTTTAAATATGATGATACTTCATTTTTATTTATAGACCCTGTACCACCTGACCCAATTTTAATATTTTGGTCACCTGGAAGATTACTAGCAGTATTACCACTAGTATCATTTCCACTACTAATCCCTAATGCAGAAAATGGGTTTGAATATTTAGTAGCGAGATCAGCAGCCTGTGATATAATACTCAGTGGACTTGCTAATTCTTTTAATACCTTGAATTCTTGGAATCTCATTAGTTACCTTTCCATTTTGGCAACGGGCCACCATAATCTGAGCTACGTACTTTCTTCCCTTTAATACTTTTTGGTACATCACTTCCACCAGTTTTAAACTTACGTTTTGTATCACGTTTTCTTAAACCTTGTGCTTTACAAGATGAAAGTTGACTAGCACCTAATTCTTTGTCAGTTTTTTTACTTAAGCAAACTGATTTTGGTGTTTTTCCAGCTTCATCCAATTCAAATTCTTCATCCATATTATAACATGCTTCCGGTTTGTGCCCACGTCCTGGACGACTTCCCTCACGCATTGCTCGTTTAGCTTCTACACCAAGTTTTGCTTCTTTTAAAAATTCATTTGCTCTCATGATTTAATCCTTCTAATCATATATTTATCCATTTCGTCTATCAATCCATTCATATATATTCAACCATTTACGTTTTCCAATAGTTGCTTTAAGATGTTTCAAATCTGCCTTTACATCATATCTTTCTGTAGTACCAGCTTCTACAAATTCTATAACAGCATCTTCTTGTTCTGCTATTTCAGTAGCGATGTCAAAATACGAGTGTGATAACCCAGTCCCAACATTCCAGATTCCAGATCCATTGACTTGTTTAATAAAATCAATATGTAATCTACAAACATCACCAACCCATACCCAATCGCGTTTTATGTGTTCTGCATTATTCCATACTTTTATAGTTCCAGTTGACTTTGCTTCTTCTCTCCATTTATACATAATATCTGCACGACTTCCCTTGGTATACATATATTTTCCATATACATTGAAGTACCTGAATCCTTGGACATAAACACTGTGTTCTTGTTGAAAAACCCATCTATCAAATAAGTATTTTGACCAAGCATATGGGGTATGTGGATGACAAGGTGCAAATTCACTAAAATTCTTATTAGTTCCATATACATCATGTGTACTCGCATATTGCAAATGAACTTTATTTTTATTGCATTCTTGAAAAAGCCATTGACTAAACTCATAGTTTTTGTGTATAATGGTATCAACATCTTTATCACTAGTATCGGTAACCGCTCCTAAGTGGATAACCCATTTATATCGTCGTACATCAGGATAGTTATTTGGATCCCAGTTCCAGATTTCAACATCCCAGAATTCTTCTTGTGCTAACCATTCAAGCATATTTCGTCCAATGAACCCGTTGGCGCCGGTAACTAGTATTCTCATCATTTATTTATTGACATTCAACATCATTTGTAATATAATGGACATTTACTAAATTTAGATTAAATTATGAAAATAAAAATACAAAAGATGGATGGTAGACACAATGGTAATTCATATTTTACCTATATGGCGTTAATGTATCATTATAATAAATCAGAAAATATGGCTAGAGTACGTGATATCCGCCAATGGTGTTGGGAACAGTTTGGACCAAGTTGTGAATACTATGAATATGAGGAAATAGCATGTATGGGTGAAGTAAATCCTAAATGGTGTTGGCTTGGATCTGAAAGAATTTTAATAAAGGATGAAGCAGACCGTAATTGGTTTGCATTGAGGTGGGGATGAGAATACGTAAAATGCCATTTGAAAATAATAGCTTTTTATTAAGTAATAACGAAAAAGGTCTAACAACAGTAGAATGGAATAATGTAGCAGAATGGCTTCGAGAACGTAAAATGAAATTTAATATGCAAGGTGGTGTTTTAACGTTATATCGTGATATTGATTCAACAATGTTTGCATTAAGATGGTGTTCAGAATGAAAAATTTGTGTTCTGAAATCTTTTTTTAATCATATTTTGGTTCCATCTGCATTTACAAAACCATATGAAAATGTTCGGGTTGTCCAAGATTTAAATGAAAAATGGTATACGATTAGATCTAATAGACCAGAGATAAACGATTGGATTATTAACCAATCAGATGGATGGCGGTATACTGCAAACCGTAGATTTAAGGATTATTGGCAGGAAGAAAATTGCTATGATCTTAGAGAAGATGTGTACACTTGGTTTATATTAAGGTGGAAATAATGGATCCAAAATTAGCCGAAGAACGTATAAAACGTGATAAGTTTTATCAAATAATTAGAACTATTGCATCTACAGAATGTCATAAGAAATTTGCAGATTTGTCTGAATATATTGAAAAAACATATGGAATATCTATAACAATAGATGGGTATATTACTGCAAACTACATAATTGTAAATGAACAAAAGTATATGTTATTTAGGATTAAGTTTGGAATATGATATCAATACCAATTTGGAAATTTGAAGACCCAATGGAAGTAATTTGGTATATCAATAATAATTGGGGTGGCTATGGCACTCGGTGGGATTTAAAAAATTTAGTGGATCTTAGACTGACAAATGATTCAGATTTAACATTTTTACTATTAAAATTTAACGTGAAAGAACTATGATCAATAAAATAACAACAGGGCGATATCTAACATCTTATAATTTTAACTCATCCAATTTAGACCCATTAGCAGAATGTGGTCAAATGAGGTATAAAAATGGTAGAGTAGAATATAATTCTGGTACCGCGTGGTACGAATTACAAGGAGATGCTGCGGTAGATTTATCATTTGAAGCAGTACAAATATTAGAATGGGCTAAACAAAAGATGATAGAAGAGATGAATGAAAAGGATATACTTGAAAAGTATCCAGCATTATTAAATGCCAAGAACAATTACAATATGGTTAAACAAATATGTCAAGCTGAAGAAAACCTTGACAATAACAAATAACTGTAGTATACTAATAATTTAAATTCGGAGATTTTTATGGACATATTATTAGTCCTTGTATTTTTACAATTAAAACATTACCATGTGGATTTCATGAATCAATCGCAAGATGAAGTTCAGACAAAAGGCATATATGGTAATATGATTGGTGTAGGGCATAGTGTTAAACATGGTCTTTTAACTTATGCTATTTTCTTATTCATAGTTCCATTCAACCAAGCATTATTTATTGGTATAATTGATATAATTTTACATTACCATATCGATTGGATTAAAATGAATTATGGTAATCGTGATATGAATGATAAACAATTTTGGTGTCATATCGGTCTTGACCAGCTTTTTCATCATTTGTGTTATATTGGCTATCTTGCATTTTGTTTGGTGATATAAATGATAACTTTTAATTTTTTAATTTCAAATCCTTGGTCTAATACTTGGAATTTGATTTGGGGGACAAATGGGTTACTTACAACCCATAAAGCATGGGAACTTAATCTATATCGCACAGATCAAATTATTAATATCGAGTTTTGTTTAAGTATTAACTGTGACCACGCAGGGTTGAATACTAAATTAGGGTTGTTTGGTTATACTCTGGAATATACAGTTTATGATACAAGACATTGGGACTATGAAAATAATACATGGGAAGTATATGACAGAGAAGAAGAGAACCCCTAAAAAGGAACTAGTTCATTTTGATATAATCGGTCGTAAGATCAAAGTTGGTGATTTTGTAGCTGTTAGTGTCTATAATAGATTAGAAGTAGCAAAAGTTATAAAACTCAATCCAAAGATGGTTAAGATACAAATCTTAAATGCGAATACCAATACATGGTACAAAGGCGAACACAATAGATATCCAACTGATATGGCTATTTTGGATAATGAATATTTAACATTTTATTTGATAAAACACAGTGCTTAGAAAACAAGTTAAAGATTTAATAGAATATGATAGTCCTGAATACACAGAACTTCAAGAATGGTTAATAAAACATTTTGGACCAATAGATGACCACAAATTTTGGTCTACCGACTATATAACTGGCAAAGGTTGGGCAATGATTAAACGGTATCACTGGAATGATTACGGTCGTGAGACAGAATGGTATGTAGAATTTGATGCTAGGAAATTAAAACGTGCCCAAATGACATGGTTTAGATTAAAATGGATGAAGTAAAAATAAGTATCAGTTATATGCCAGACACCGTAATATTGAATCTTCGTGATCATTGTGATAGCATGTCTGGGAATGATGAAGAACTGTGGTTGGAAATTCGTAATGCTGAATTACAAAAATTTAATGCAATATATCAAGATCGTGTTCTCACATTTGAAAGTACAGCGCATTATCAATGGTTCTTAATGAGGTGGCAATGAAACCAGTAATAATATCAGAGATGCAATGGCATAATTTATTAATAGAAATGTATAAAGATTATCCAAAAAGTGTTCTAGCCATAAGAGAAAAAACTAAGAAAGTTTTGGGATTTACATCAAGGTCGCATCGTACATGGATAGAAAATCCAATGTACGATGAATTCATGAAACAATATGCTAATAAAATTGTAGATGAAACTTATATGATTCAACCATCTAGAGGGTATTATTCCAATATGATACACTTAGATTTTTATAGTGAGCCAAAGAGAACTTTTTTCTTATTAAAGTATAGTGAATTTTTGAGTTGACATTTAACCAGTTTTATTATACAATATTATTTTTAATTTTATGTGGAGAGTTATATGAAGCACGTATCCGTGGGAATGTTCAAACTACCAGGTCTATCATTTGACCGTGATGAAATGAATGATGATTTACGCGATGAAATGATTGATTGGAGTGAAAGCTCTAATTGTGGAATTTTTATGACTGATAGGTTATGGTCATTTAAAAATGAAGGCCATCGTGATTTCTTTTTATTAAGATGGTCTGAAAGAGTTCCTAAAAAAGAAGAAAAATAAGAGAATAATGAGAAATAGCCATAAATTATTAAACAAATCTGATAAATTTTCGCTATCTGAACATTCTGTAAGAAAACAAAAATATTATCAAATAGATTTAAATTTAAGACACCGGTTTTGGACAGCGGCAGATAAGATGACAGAATATGATTCTATATTGAATAGTCAAAATAGAATCAATAAGTTTGGTTGGAAATATGACAATGAAGAAGAAGCAAAAGCAAAATATACATGGGCTGTTTTAAAGTGGGACAAAGAAGAAACTAGTACCAATTATAAAAATGTCTGAAGAATTACACGATTATTATGGTGTACTGCTATCTAGTTGTAATAGTACACGATGGGACCAAGTTACCTGGTGTACTGAACAATTTAAAGTTGATACCAACCGATGGTTTCAGTTTCAAAACTATATCTACTTTAGAAATGAATCAGATTTTACTTGGTATTTGTTAAAGTGGGGATAATACATGGATAATTTTAAGATATTTAACGACTCCGTGTATGAAAGAAAAATATTTCATAGAGTGGTAATATATATGACATCACCGACACAGAATGAAATATTAGATATTTGGCTAAATTCTGAAGAAGGACAATGGGTTAGTAATCATTGTATACATATAGAGGTAGTTAAACATTACCATCCATATACCCTTGGATACGAATATTATATAACAGCTTATATTAAACCATCAGATTACACATTCTACACAATCAAGTTTTCTACTTGACATCTATTCCTGTAATTGTTATAATAGAACTTTAACGATTACAGGAACCATCAATGACTACTTATTTTATCAAAAAAGGCAGAAAATATATTCCTGCACGTGAATATGACAATGAATTTAACGATTCTTGGCCAGAAGGCACTCATCTAACAGTATGCAAACCAGGGTCTAGATCTAGACGATATAACATTGAACCAGCATTTGCACCAATGATTGCTGCTGGAAGTTATGCAGAAGACCGCATTGCTGCTATTATTGTAGATAAGTTGACTTATACTCCAGAAATACCACCATATACACAAGAACAAAAAGAAGCATGGGACCGTATGAGAGAAGTCTATGGGGAAGACTTGTGTAGATTGAAAACTTCTACTATAATGGAAGCTGTGAGAGCTGGTGTTTCAGAAATGATTAAAGAAGCTGAAGAAATATTAGAGAACCCAGCTTTACAACAAAGTTATGACAATTTTTTATTATTAAGTAAACTAACAAGAGGAAAATAATATGATGATTTTATTAGTAATTGGTGCATTTTTGTTTGGCATGTTTATTGGTGGATTTTTATGGAATAAAATAATAATGCGTGCTTATGCACGAGATCCAAAATCAGTTATAGAGTTATTTGACAACGCTACTAGATCATATACTGTTGAAAGTGATGAGGGATATGAGTATGTAGAATTAGAAGTTGAGAAACATGGTAATCAAATTATGATGTGGTTTAAAGAATGTGGGACATTTGTATCACAAGGTGAATCAGTAGACGAAGCATTAGAGGTTGCACATGAACGTTTTCCAAAGTTTAATTTTCATTTTGAATTACCAGATGATATTGAATATACGGTAGCATAATGGATAATGTAATTCAATTACCAGGCGAACTACACAGGTGTCCGTTATATTGGATAAATTTTATTAAACATTATGTTAAACATTATAAAATTGTCAATAGTGTAGAGTTAGATACTATGTTAAATTCAGAATTTAATGCAACTATTGGTGGTAATTTGTATGATGGATTTAAAATTACATTTAAAAAACCAGAACACAAGACCTGGTTTATTTTTAAGTGGAGTTAAAATGGAACTTTATAAAGAAGAATTTGTCTGGCAGGTTAATTTATACTATGATGATAGATTGAAAATAGAATCTACATTGCAAGAAAATGTAGATTGGGCAGAAGCATTATGGGAATGGTGTGAAGAAACTTTTGGTGAACAATATGAACGATGGGTTCATGATTATCGTGAATCCTATGATTGTGATTTGTTTTGTTTCTTACGTGAAGAAGATCGTAATTGGTTTGTATTGAGGTGGTCGTGAAAGCATTTAATGAAGTTTTTATATATCTTATAGATTTAGAAAATAACGAACGTTTCTTATTAAGTGAATATATTGATTGGTGTACTGATACATTTGGTGAACATGGAATAAAATGGCATGTAGTAAATACAGAATTTGATTATCCTAGCATTAGATTTTTAACGGAGGAAGATCGTAATTGGTTTATGTTAAGGTGGTCAAATGAACAATATTAGATGCAGCACAGACTTACTTGGTCAAAAACTTTATTGTATTGAAATAAAAGTTCCATCAAATGCCAATCAGGTATACAACTGGCTGGTTGAAAGTTTTGGTGGTTTAGAGAACGGTGGATATTCTTATTATCTTAAAGACCAGGAATGGGCATTCTATCTAACAACTATTGGCACAATTCAAGTTAAATTTAGAAACGAAGCATATGCAAATTGGTTTTTATTGAGGTGGTCATGAAAACACAACCAAAACAATATGAATATCCAGACGGTACTAAATCATGGCGATTAAATGGCCGATTACACCGAGAAGATGGTCCAGCATATGAAGGTATAACTGGTCATAAAGAATGGTGGTTAAATGGCAAAAGACATAGACTGGATGGCCCTGCTGTTGAATACCCAAATGGGTATAAAGCATGGTTTTTAAATGGCAAACAATATACAGAAGAAGAATTTGTTATGGTCCAATTCATGAATGGTAATAATATTTATAGGAAATAATCATAATGTATATTGATGAAGAATTATATACATTTCATATTGTCTTAACGGATGAAGATTTTAAGAAACGTAAAGAAATGTATAAATGGTGTGAAGAACAATGGGGTAAACCACAAAACTTGAATAAATCCAGTAGTTGGATTTATACTAGCACCAATTACGGTAATGTATTTAAATTTAAAAATGAAGCAGACCGTAATTGGTTTATATTGAGGTTTTCATGAAAACAATACGAATAGTTTCATATCCAGAACTTCGAAAATTATTTAGTAATCACTTCTCTAGTAGAATTGGAAATACATCCAGAGAAGGTGGCGAGATGTTTTTACATAGTATTGGATACAAGTCGGCAAAATGGGTGCCTGGGACATATCAATATTCATTAAGTGATGCAGATTATACTTGGTTTATTTTAAGGTGGGGACATGAAAAAGATTAGAAAGAATTATATAACTGTTCCAGGGTGGTTGAACTTTTACCAAGAGACTGTTCTTAAGAGTAAGAGTTTAGTTGGATTATTACATGTTGATAGAATTGCTAGAATTGATAATATCAATAAAGAGTTAGAACCATTTCACGCAACATTAGAAAAAACATATCTTACATTTGAAAGTGAAGCGCATTATAATTGGTTTGTATTGAGGTGGTCATGAAAGAATATACGTTTCACAGATTTTCTTTTTTAGATAGAGAGTATGAATATGGGCTTATTTTTTCATTGTGTGATATCTATAGCATTAATTGGTATGATTTATATCAACCAGGTTCTGGTTGGCATGAAACCTATTTGCCACCAATTCATGACTGGTGTCATAATTTTGGAAGAGACCGTGTGCTCGTAGCAGGAACTCATTTTCATTTTAAAAATAGAGAAGATATGAATTGGTTTTTATTGAGATGGGGATGAAGTATAATTATTGGATTAAACATTGCTGTTTGTCGTCTATTGTCAAAGAACAAGCAGCGTGGATGAAATCATCATTTGGTAATCGTGGTACACGTTGGACACACAAATCTGGCGTATTTTGGTTTGAAAATGAAGAAGATCGTAATTGGTTCTTAATGAGGTGGAGTAAATGAAGATAGTAAAGTTAGATAGAAGAAATAGGGCATTTAAGCATGGATTTACCCACGCTGTAAGATTTGGTGCAGGTGAAGGAATTTCTAATTACATGAACATTAAAAATTATTTAGAAGAACGGTACCCACGTCCTACTAGGTATATTTGGTGCATGGCTAGTCATATTAAATATGCCGGTAAATGGGAAACTGTAGAGAGTAAAGGTCATTACTCTAAAAGAATTTATTGGATCTGTGTTAAGAATGAAGCTTTACTTTCAATGGCATTGTTGTCAATTGAGATGAATTAATATTTTAAGCAATAAAAAGCCCGCTAAATGCGGGCTTTCTTTTGTCTGGCTATTTACCTTCTTCACACATTATTTTTACATCCATATCGGCATTTAAATGCTTAAATTCGTCTGATAATTTCTTACCTATGGTCTGGCATTGGTTTTCAGTTTTCAAGCCTTGTATAGTGTGTAATTCAATCTGATGATGGAACTGTGCTTTAAGTGAGGTAATCAAGATCAATATAAACAACTACCAATCCTCCACACCAGATATTTCTATTTGCACTGCTGCCATTACACCGTTTACTTCTTGGTTAAACATAATACTTAATATGTTCCCAATACCACTACTACCTTCTTTAATAATTTTAAATTCCTGTACATCTGGAAATTTGTTTAATGTTTCTTGTATCTTGTTTAATTCAGTCCTGGATATTTTCATTTGTTATTCTCTTGTTTAATTTATAAATCTTATTTAATATTTCTACTACATCATCTTCATTTAAATTACCAATAACATCATCTGCTATTGATGTGGTATAGCATAACTCCCATCCGGCATCACTAAATATCAACACACCTAGTTCAAATAATCCTTCATCACCACCATATGTTGTTGGTCCTTGGATTAATGATGCGCCGTATCCATTTGGGAATTTGAAGACTGCTTGGTTATTACCAAATATAGATTTTTTTTGTATGTATTACGTATTCATTTATGTCTATCATTTCTTCACCACGCAGAAAAGCCCTCCGAAGAGGGTATAAAAATTAAATTATTTGAAATATTATAACACATTTTTTGTGCTATTACAAGAAAGAAACGACGTAAATTAGTTTTTTATATAAATAAATACATCGATTGAGAAAATCGGTTGCTTATCGCGGAACGGCAAATTCCCATAAGCATTAATCATTCTAACAATTATTTAAGGAAACAATTATGACCAACAAACTTATTTATGTCCCGTATACATATTGCATAACATTTCTAATAACCGGCCAACGTTATTACGGATGTAGGTATGCAAATAGTAGAAAAAATGTGGCAAATCCAACTGAGTTTTGGGTGACATATTTTACATCATCAAAAGAAATAAAAAATCTAATTGCTCTACATGGCAAGGAATTATTTTCTGTTCAAATACGAAAAATATTTAAAACTAGAAAAGATACAGTCGCTTGGGAACATAAGTTCTTAACAAGAATTAATGCAGCGAAAAGTCCATATTGGCTTAATAAAAATAACGGTGGTAATAAATTTCATGCTACTGAAGATTCTATTGCAAAAACTGCAATAACTAGAAAGGCTAAATGTTTGTATGAAAAAACATTAATTGCAGAAAAGAAAAAAGCTACAGAAGCAGCTAGAAGTGCAGAAGAAAACTATACAATTAAAGAAAAGCAACGACTAGCAAAAACTTCAAGAACCCCAGCAGAAAGATTATTGGTCAATGCAAAGAAAAAAGCTACAGAAGATGCAAAATCTCCAGAGGAAAAATTAGCAACGAAAGAAAAACAAAGATTAGCTAAAATTAATAGAACATCAGAAGAAAAATTGGAAACTAAACAAAAAGAATGGAAAACAAAGAATGCTAGGTCACCTGAAGAAAAACAAACTCAAATAGAAAAACAAAAAACAACACTTAAAGCAACCATCGAGGCAAAACCGTTAGAAGAAAAATTAGATATTATAGCAAAGCGCAAAGCTACATTTGATGCTAAAACACCAGAAGAAAAATTAGTAATAACACTAAAACTAAAAAATTCTCATGCTGCTAGAACTCCTGAACAGGAGAATGAACGAAAACGGAAAGAAAAACAAACAAAAAGTGGTAGGACCGCCGAACAAAAACTGCAGTCAAGATTAAAATATAAAGAAACTTATAATCGCAATCATCCAAAATAATTTTTTGATAGTACATCCAGACGGTAACCGTCTGGATGTAGTTAAACCTATTTTGAAGACATATTTATAAATGGTGTTGTCGAACCCATCATATATTGTGGTAAAACCCCGTTCCATTTTTCTACTGCTGATAATTCTACCAATTTTGGATTAGCTGATAGAGCATCACCTTTTATTTTAATAGCTTTGGCTTCCGCTTCTGCTAAAAGCAATTTTGAATTTGCTTCCCCTCTAGCGGTTTGCTCTAATTTATCGGCCTCTGCTTTCGACTGGGCAACCTCATTTTCTCTTTGTGCTGTCTTCTGTGTGGCTTCAATTTTTGCATTTATCGAAGAAATAACACTTTGTGGCAATCTTAACTCACCAATTAAATAAATCTTCTCTACAATTATACCAAGTGGTTCTGTTTGTGATATAACCCGGTGTTGGACAGCAGCTATAAAATCAGTTTTTCCTCTACCATAAATACTTTCCATTGACCTAGAAGATGCTTCTGCTACTAATGCATCACGCACCATGCTTCTCATGTATATAGAAGTAATTTCATCTATACCTTTTCTATATTTTTGAAAGATTAGAGATACCCGCTTTGGATCTATACTATAAGATATACCAATGTCGGTGTTAACAGAAAGCCCTTCTTCAGTATTAAAGGTCACACTGTCATCGTTTGGACTTCCTTCATTACTATCTTTTGTCCAAACTTGGTTCTGTGAAAATACCGGAAATGTATATAATTTTTCATTAATACCAATCCAATATCGACCGGTCCCTAACTCTTGTAGATCTACCCCTTTTTCAGAACCAAGAAGATTTACCTTAATACCAACGTATCCAGACGGAACATCACTGCAACCGGTTATTAAAAATGCAAATGCTAATACTGCTAAAATTTTCTTCATGTTTTACTCTCTGTTTTGTTAAAAATTATGATAATTCATTATATTCAAAATAACTAATTAGTCTATCTATCACTTTAATAATTTGATCTGTATTTGAAAATATAAATAATGCATCATGTTTAATTTTATGTAAATCAATTATTATATCTGTTATTTGATAGTTGTTATATAAATCGGTAGATGGAATTGAAAACTTATGAGAAATATCTTTGTAATATTTAAATAATTTATATACCGGTTTTGCAATTTCTGGGTTCTTCAATATGTCCCAATTTATTAATTCTGGCTTAAGTATTATTTCCTTTAATTTCATCTAAAAATTCCTTATGGTATCTCTCTGATTTTTGAATTAACTTATCTATAGTGTCTGAAAAATTGTCAATTGTTATATCAGAATTGATTTCAACCATGTTCATTGAATTATTGATTTTTTCTACAACATCTTGATTTCTAGACCACCATTCGTGGACTTCTTTGTCAATTTCTGCTTTTTCTTTGGGTGTACACATTACACAATCTCTATTTTGTTAAAATAACTGTTTACTAAATTTTTAAACTCATGTGTTCTATCAGTATAATCTTCATATTCAATAGGCTCAAACCCAAGGCTTTCATTCTTGATTTTTTCTTCTGTATCGTATGCTTCTTTAAATTCTGGATTGAAACATTTGTATACTTTATCGCCTTCAACAACACAAAACTCAACTACATATACAATTCTAGTTTCTGTATCAAAAATCATATTTAATTCGAAGACATAGCTTGTAAAGTTTATTGCGGCATATGTATATTGATATGCTTTTGGTCCAAAACAAGACCACATAAATTTAGATCCATCACCAATTTTGTAATCAATGGTGTCTAAATATTGTTCTATCGTAAAGTCCATTATTGTTCCTTATCGAATGTTAAACCAATCCATTTACCCAATAGCCATCCTTGTGGAATCAATAAAATTAAATCAACAAAACCAGTTATTACAGTAGTATCAGATGGTTGTGAAACCAACCAAGGTGCTATAAAGAATAGTTGTATAAAAATTACAACTATTGATAAAACTATTTTATAAAATGTGCTCATGCATGTTCCTGTGTAATTAAAGATTATATTATACTGGTTATTGTATAGTTTGTCAAGCATATTTCCAAGGTTTTCTTACAACTCTAAGAAAATTATTTGGATGCCATCGTTCAGTAATAAAGTTAAATCTGTTCTGTGAAGCAAGCCGTTGGTGCCTATTTTCAATTTTGTTAAGTTGTTCTTTGAACAGTTCCAAGTCAAACCCAAATGGTTCAAATGGTACCTCTGGGAATGGATATTCATTTAAAACTTGTTTGCTATCTAAGGTACCTGGTTCTCTTTCAAGGACTTCAACCCAATAAATATGATTGCTCATTATATTCCTTAAAATGTATCAGAAAATCTTATACCATCTTCATACATAAAATAACAAAATGCCTCATCTCTGCTATCATTTGGGATTATTAACGATTGCCATAGATCATAATTAAAATCCCATCTTATAAGTTGTGCTTCACACACTTCATGATCTGGTATTAGTATATGATACCAATCCCCATCTTTTTCCACATCAGCAAAAGTTGGTACTGTTAACGCTTCGATTTTCTTTGGCATTTTTATTCCTTCTATTTGTTATCTACAAAAATAATATTATCAAATCCTTCCTTTTCGGTTGGAATTTCTAATTGTGCTTTCATATTAGCCATTATTTCATCTGGTATATTCTTACCAGGTCGTGATGCTAATCGTCTAGCGTGTTCTTTATCTTCTGGTGTCATAAACATGACAGCAATTTTCTCATAGGTATCAGGAACTGCTTTAATTTTAAATGATCTTGTTTTAACACTGGTATTTGTTTGGTCCCATGATATGTTTTTATTATTATTAACTGCATCTTCTACCATGTCATACATATTTTTAGTGGCTGGTTTAATTTGTTCTTGAAACACCTCATTATAAGTTTTATTGTGTTGAGTTGCGTATTGTTCAATATACTTGTCTGTGCTCACAAATACAGTATTATCATGTGATAATTGCGGGAACATTTCATATAATGAATATTGGTTAAAATAGGATTTTCCACTACCTGGAATACCTACAAGCATTATGCATAATGGTTTATCATTCATATTTTTAATATTTTATAGTTTATAAGAGTATATTATATTATAATGAAGTATAAATGTCAAGAAGAAAATGATAAATAAGTGTAGATCGCGGAATTGGACTTCCCATCTACTTTAATACTATATGGAGTATCAACATGATTATTTATCTATACCAAAAAACACATAGAAAAACCGGCCTTAAATATTTAGGAATGACAACTAAACCAGACCCATACAATTATAAAGGTTCTGGAGTTAAATGGAAATTACACATCAAAAAACATGGATATGATGTTGAAACAATAATTCTCAAAGAATGTCAAAGCATGAGCGAAATTGAAGAATGGGGTTTATATTATAGTAATTTATGGAATGTAGTTGAAAGCACTGAATGGGCTAATCTTAAAGAAGAAGCTGGTCATAGTGGTAAGCATTCTATTGAAACTATTAAAAAATTATCAATTGCTAATTCTGGAAAAGTTCGCACTGCAGAATACAAACAGCATATGGCATCTGTTAAGAAAGGGCAACGTTATGGACCACAAACTGCGGAACATAAAGAAAATAATGCAGCAGTAAAACGTGGAAAACAACAACCGGCTGATGCAATTGCCCAAAGAACTAAGTCACGAGAAAATTATAAATGGTATAATAATGGACAACGTTCTTTCTTAAGCTCATCCTGTCCAGAAGAATGTGTTCCAGGACGCCTCCCATTTAATCTTAAAAAATTAAAATTATAATAAACTTATATAATTCCCTAACAGTAATTATAATTACTGTTAGGTTTTCGCATTAATCAACTCCAAAATATTTTCTTAAGTCATTTTCAGTTTTATCCAAGGCTGCATCATATCCATAATCCCAATCATCTAAGAATTCGGTATCACTTTGCTGACTTGTGATAATGGATATAACATCCATTGCAATTAATTCAGCAAAGTGTTCTAATCTAAATATATTGTTATCTGCTACTAATCCAGCTTGTTGAGCTATTTCCTTAATTTTCTCTTTCATCTTCTCTCCGTTTAAAATGATATAACTTTTATAATATTATTGGCATTGCAAATACTACATACAAATCGTAATGAATTATTGCAGCAGCCAAGCACGTTAAAATGGTATATAATATTATGTTCATTGTAATAATAATCTTATTTTGGTAAGGGTTTCATATGCACCGATACCTATTAAAAATGCAAAGGTCAATCCAACCACTACCAATGTAATGGCAATGATTGTATCTTTTATTTTTTTCATAGTTACCCCTTAATGGTAGCCTTGATTTTGTCTAAAACACCATATTGATGAGAGGCAGCTGCCTTTGAAATCATTTGTGAACGTAATTTCTTACCATTCAAAATACTGTGATGATCCAATGTAACTCTAGTTGGACTATACTTGTCTGGTTTATTAAAAAGGATCCAGTCAAAATGATTTCTATGGAAGTTCAATGCCCAAGTTACATTACCATGTTTATATGGTACATCAACTAATAAATGGCCTTTGTCCGAAAATTTAACTCTAGTTTTGATTTTCATATTATTCTCTGTTTAAATTAAAAATTCTATTATAACAGGTTGTTAACAACCTGTCAATTGATTATCTGCTTCAGATGGTTCTATTCTATCAATATATTCACGCAGAATGCTTTCTATTAATTTATTCAATGTGATATCACGTTCGTGAGCTAACAACATTAGTTGAAATAGTATTTCATCTGGTAAATCTATTGTAATTGTAGACATATTACCTTCTGACACTTGCTTCCCCTTCATACATTGCTATTGCAGAAATCACTATTGCCAACAAAATTAAAATTATTGCATGTGGTAATGTTAACCAAAATCCACTTAGGAACCCAAAGGCACCACATAAAATTAGTCTTAGTACTGTGTATATATTAAAATTCATATTTTTCAATTCCTTCATTTAATTTAAAATAATCGTGTGTTTTACTATAATCTGAATCATATGAACACATTCCACATATCGGACAATATGGTAATTCATCATCACTCCATGCAACAGTTTTGTAGATGTAGTCGCTGAAGGATTTCCATTTTTCATTTCGTTTACAAATTTTCATTTTGTTTTCTATTTCAAATAATGATTTATATCATCAAATTTATTCAATGCCAAATCATAACTTAATTGGTATAAAATATTCTTAATTATATTAAAAACTTCATCATCAGTTTTAATTATTGGTAGATGGTGATATCTATGTAATCCTTTGACAAATCTACTAATTGTTAATTCGTCTTGTGCTACATCAGTAAACATCCAAGTATAATAATCATGTTGAGTTGGTTTTTTATTGTTTTTCATTTTCAATCGTTGAATTTGAAATAACCAATTGTTTATATCACCTAAATGTTTTTCATAATTAACTGGATCCTCCCATTTTAAAGCTTTAACTAAGTGTTCAACAATTGGATCAGCAATTGATGTAATCCTCGCTTCAACATCTTTCCTATCAAATGCCATTTCAAAAATATATGACTTTGAGAGTTTGTCTGCAATTATTTCAAATATTTTCATGAGCTATACCCTTCAATATATCCTTCAACATATGTTACAACTGAAATTAGCATAAGGATTCCAAGTGCAGCAAGAAATAGTTTTAAGTCAATATCATGTAATATCATTCCAAATATTAAGTATAAAAACATCTAAACATAAATAATGCGGTCATAATATCACCAATGCTAATGGATGGCCAGTAAATACTAGTAGTAATACAACTAACCATCCCCAAGAATTATCGTTGTTCATTAACTTAGAATGCATCAAAGAAATTATGTTTCGCATAAGTTTTTTTAGTCAAGATTAAAACATTACCGTTGTTATTTTTAAATGTAAAAGTACCAGCGGTTGCATCAACATTAATTAAATCATTATGTTCAAACTGTTCATAATTATCCCAGAATTCATCACCATCTTCGTCAACTCTAAGATATTCAATGCTTTTACGAGAAGACAATGGATTGCCCTGCCAGCCATTAGAGTAGAATTCTTTTTGTTCCAACCATCTACCATTTAATGACATAGCACAAGTAAATGACATTTTATTACTGTACTCTGGTTTAGCATTTAATAATTGCAATGCCTCTTGTGGACTTTCATCATATCGATTCATATCTTCCACAATTCCTTGAAGCATATCAAAGTTAAATTGCTCGTAAAGTGTTGATACTTTACATAAAGTTTCGATATGTGTTTTATTCTCTAACTTATCTTCACAGTATTCTTTAATGAATTCCACAGATAGACCTTTAAATTCAATAGAATAAAAAATACGACCTGGACGATTACGCATATTGCTATCAATACGCCACTGATCATTACAAGTTAGCACAAACAATTTCTTAGATGGGAATGTACCATCTAATAGTGTAAGAACTGCTTCTTGTTGTTGTGAATCATATACTTTTTCAAACTCATCAAACAATATAACACATGGTTGTTGGATGCTTTGAATTAGGTTATTAAATCCATCACCATGCCAAGGTGCATTGATAATAATAGTTGGAATATTATTCTCAGCTGCTTTGCTAGAAAGGCATTTAGCTAATAGACTTTTACCAGATCCTTTTTCACCAGTTAATAGAACACCAGTTGCATTTTCTCTTTTTACGAAAGTATTAAAGATACGTTCACTATATTTGGTATTATCACCATAGCGTTTATTAGGTAATGTAAATGAATCAACTGTTTGAAAAAAGAAGTTATCATACATATCTTTACCAATTGTATAATTACCAACTGGTAATTCATTACGAATGTCTAAAGATGCTTCTGAACTAGGTTTAAAGATGTCGCCTTGCTTAATATAATATGTCATTTTAATCTCTATTGTTTAATTTTGATAAAGTGTTGCTGTTTGTGGATATGGTTCACCTTTATTGGCATCGAATATTACTTCATTGCCATCTACTTGGTATACCACATACATTTTTCTTTCAGTAGTATGAGACACCTGATTTTTTGGTCCATGGTGTTCTTCATCCCATACTTCTGGTTCAAATCTAACCAAATGCCCAATAACTGGATTGTTTTTATATACTCTAATTTCACCAGAATTCCAACTAACTATAGCAGTAATTATAACCCAAATACTTATTGAAATCCATGCGAAATCATCTTTTCTATATACCGCTAATATCACAAAAGCTACACCTATTGTAACATAAAACCCGACATGGTTATTAAGAGTATCATAAGATGCTAATGGTGTTGTTGTATAAGTCATTATGATATTTCCTATGGTAAGTATTTTTTAAAAATCTTTTTAACTCTGCGTTCGACAACAGCTTGTTTACCATCATCGGGATTATATGGCAAATGTCTCCATCTCTTATTTGACCATTTTTGGGCATACCATCTTGCGGCGTGATGTGCAGTTTTGAATTCTTTTGAATCGGTTACATCAGCTATAAAATTTCCTTTACTTGAATGTAAAGGAATAGTATATGAAATTTTAATATATTTGACATATTCTATTTTATGTGAACTCATTGAGTTGCTCCTAGTTGTTTTAAATTATGTGTATATTATACTATCGGTCTTACCTTTTGTCAACCCCTTATTCTTCGATATATTCAAGCCCTTGAATAATTTTTACAACAACATCATATCTCCCACCCTCGTAACGATCATATGTGTTTTTATTAAAAGCCTTTTCCATGGCAAGTTCTTTAGACATTGGTCCTTCAACATATTCTAAGTGGGCGTATTGTTCGTCCGGTGTTACAACAAGGTAATATTCTCTCATATACATTTTAAATTCCTCAATAGTTTAGTTTATGTGTGTAGTATACTACCATTATTTCGGTTTGTCAACCTTTTTAATTCTTCTAATTCAGCAGCATCAATAGGATATGCTGTTTCCCAATCTCCCCATGATTCAACTTCACCGTGTAGGTTCCAATTAAATCTCATTTTCCAATCTTCTAGTTCTTCAATTCTTTCATCTTTTTCTTTGTTTGTCATCGTATACATACCATCCAGAATCTTTTCTCATTTCGTGTTGAGCTCTTAAATTATTTTCACGCCATTGTTTTACTGAACGTTGTTCTATGTTTTCAGTATCTTTGCGTTTAAACGAATCAATTAGTCCAATTATAAGCATTGCAACAATACATAATACTGGACCAATAAACATTACAAATAAGAAAAACCAATTACATAATGATGTTGTCATATTAATTCCTAAATTTCTTAAAAATGAGTTTGGTTATTCATATTCAATTTTTACGCATATCTTATCACGAAATGAACGCCAAAGTAAAGTAATCTTAGATGGTGATTTTGTTAGTGCCCGATGGTTCCATCTATACTCCATATACAATCCAAAAGATCCAAATAATAGAACAATTCCATTAAATAACAAACCCATAACCATAATCACACTAGATATGTCTGTTGATGGTCGAAATCCAATAGATGGATCTATAAAATAGCAAATTGTATGATAAATTGAAAATATCATACACCCTACAGCAAAGGACATAATACTAAAACTTGCAATTCCAGTAATAAGGCTGTTTATAAAATCACATGTATTTCCGTACATTCCAACAGATGGATCTCCAAATTCTGCAATTTTATATATCAGTGAATTTCTTTTAATTTTCATGTGTTATCCTTTTAAGTAGAGAAGATCATCATATTTTATAGGTAAATCCCAAATATTAGGTTCATTAGATAATACCTCACCCAGAATATATACAGGTAATGTTTCACCGTCCGCGTGTATGCTATGAACTCTAACAACAGGTTCTGGTTCAGGTTGGTCAAGTAGTTTTTCTACTTCTATGCTTAAATCCATATTTAACAAACCTGAATCCATAATTTTTCTTAATAGTTCTCGTTCTGCACTCATCTCATTTAATATCGTGATGTTTTTCAGCAAATCTAACTCCATATTCGAACATTAAACAGCCATATACACCAGTTCTTTCAAAATTTGCCAAATGTGGCGTATTTTTAAGAATTTCACGATCACTCAAAGGCTCTTGTTTTGGTGTTTGTGGTGATGAATAGAGTGGTGTAATATTAAAAGCCGTTTGTAAATGACTATGCTCTGGATCTGTAGTTAATAGATTAATACGGGTTCGGCCATGTTCATCATCCCAATCATACATCCAAGCAACCGGTTCTTGTACCAATTGTGTTGGTCGTTCTATAATAATATCATTCATTTTGTTATTCTTTTATCAATTTAATTAATGGAGTTATATTTCTTCTATATTCATTTTCTGGTGGTTTATCTGTATCAGCACATTCAACCCATCCATCACTGGTAAGTTCTTCCCACCACCAGGCAGCTATTTCTTTTTTTGGTTTATTAAGACGCCAGTCAGAAACTGCTTGTATAAATTCTAAATCTTGGTTGTTCATTATACACCAATTATGTTTCTAAGTCCATCTGCAATTTGTTGAACAGCATCATTGTACCCTTGATCTATTCCTTTTATATAAGCAATTTCCTCACGTTGTTCTACTGTTAGGTCAGGTGTGATGCCATCGTGTAAGGAAAAAGAATTATATTGTGATACTTCATGAATACATTTTTTGATGGTTGCTCTTATAATATGTTCATATACAACATCTAAATTGCCATTGCTATCGGCATGATACATTTTAGCTTGTTGCATTATATCGTTAATTAGTTCGTTCACGTGTTATATCCTTTCCGTATTTTAATATCAAATCATGTAAAATCGTTAATTCATCAATGCTACTATTTGGCAATGTTGTATCAATCTCACCCTTAAAATTTATAATAGGTAATCTTGTTTTTGGATCAATTGTTGCCCAATACTGTATCGATGGTCTGTTAACACCTGCTGTTTTATTCTTTATCTCACGTTGTATTTTCTTTATTAATTTGTCTAACTCTGGAACTCTTTTATTATAGTATTCTGATGAATTATCTTCCGGCATTTTGGCTCCTATTTCCATACCCACAATAAACTCAACATTCCAACTATAGTTAACAATACCTTAAGTATTCCAAAAATAATTGATTCATAACTAACAAATGTTTTAATTGAAATAAATGGTGACATTTGAAGCATTAATATTACTATTGAATATAGAAATAGCACACAAATCGCCACATATAACAAATTACCAATCATGTTGCTCATTATTTGACTCCAAAATGATGCATAATCATAATACCACAATCCATAACACCATCATTATAATTTAATTCGCCATAGTCATCACCAGCTATAAGATTATCCTTACAGATTTGATAACATTCTTTTACAATCAACTCAGCAAATTTTTGCATATTATATTCCATATCGCCATCTCTGTCAACAATACTAATATAACATTGTTTCTTCAAGTTTTCAATGTTTTCGTTCATACTTCCTCACACAATATTGTTGATTTTACTACTATTAACGCAGGATTAGGATTAAGTTTTTTCTTACCATCGACAGCAGCTTCAACTGACTGAAACGGCCCAGCAACTATACGGTTTTCGTATGCTATATAATACGCTTTATACTCATTCATCTTCATCCTTCTTTATTTTCGTAAACTAAATATGTTTAGGTATTTTTTCATTTCATTTTAGATCTTTTATTATTTTCATCATCCATAAAATTCCTACGACTAGTACTAGACCAAAAATAAATATCAATTGACCTGATAAATGATTTTCTGGATTATTACTATAATCTAGCATTGTAAAGTAGATTGGTGTCATATCGATCATCTTATTATATCACACAACGATTTGGCTTCTGTTGATGAAATATTTTTTTCTATGGCGAATTTAACACATTCATATTTTGTATGATTATGATATACAATTGCACCGAACACGCTTCCAAACACAATTAAAACAATACCACTCACTAGTAAAACTAATTCTTTATTCATTCTTTATTCTCTATTCTCTAATAGTTTCTTTAATTTAATTCATTATATTCCAAATAGCTAATTATTCTATCAATAAGTTTAATTACTTGGTCTTTTGTAGTAAATATTTCTAATAATTCTTTTTTATAACTGTTATAGTCAATTATGAGATCAGTTATTTTATATTCATCAAAGATTTCAGTTGCTTGTATTGAAAAATTTTTAGTATTATGCAAAAATATTTCATACAGTTCATACATTTGATTAACTAATTGTTCGTTCTTCAAAATCTCCCAAGTTTTTTTATGTTGATGTATTACTACTTCACTTATTTTCATACTTACTATCAGCAAAATATTGCATTGTTTTTTCAGTCAGTGCAGTACATCTATCAATCAATGATTGCATAGTTTCTTCTGTAATTTCTTTATTATTTTCTAAAATTGGATTGTTTGAACTTAATCTGCTAACTTCATTTGGAGTATTTTTATACCCATGATTAACATTATTATCTATTCTTGTTTTAGTCATTCTTTATCCTTTAATAATTTTTAACTATTATCATAAATCTAAATTGGATGTTCATCCATAGTAAGTTGTCCAGTAGCTTTATCATATACCTCTATAACAAATTTTCGTTCAAGTTCATAAGTACGTATTATTAACATATGGAATAAAAATCCACCAATAAAAACTCCAACCAAAAATGTACCAATTACTAATAAATCGTCATATTAGTTTCCTCTTGTTGGTTTACTTAATAATAAAAAATTGTTCATAAATATAATTTCTGATAATTTGGACGTCCATCCAATGTTTGTGCCATTGGTAATGTCCCACCCAATTCAATAATCTGTTGACGCAACTCTGTTATTTCAGTTAAAGCTGCTAAAAATAAGGTATCGTGTGGAGGACCGTAGTTTAATGCATTTTCGATTGCAAGAACGATATCTCTATCTCTAATTGTCTTTATGATTTCTGTTTGTTCTGCTTTTTTCATTCTTTATCCTCCAATAGTTTCGTTAACCGTTTAACTTCACGTTTAAGATTGCCGACTTCGTATGATGTCCAGCCGATTTCTTCAGCTTCTTTACGCATTATAGCAAGATAATCGTGATCTGTCAAGCTCAAATCTATTTCTGGATATAACATAAATTTATTATCATCCCAATCAAACCCTTTATTAGCTTGTTTGACATTTGCACATGGTGTACCACCGATTGCTTTTGCCGTTTGAATTGGAATGCAAACTCTAATTTCAGCTGGATCTTGATGTCTTTGCTCACAAAGAATCATCTGCCGTTCTATAATATCATAAAGTTGTTTAAGATTCATATCACCAACTGTTTTTTCCGCGTTCTTCTATTCTACTACATTTAGAGCATTTATAAATATAGTATAATCCGTTAGGTCTACCATCAATAGATTTTGCGCCAGTGCTACTGAGTTCCCAGTTGTGCCAGCATCCGTGCCATAAGAATTGTAAAATTTTAATCATTATCGTTTTCGTTATGTTGTTCAATTATAGTCATTTTTCAGATTTTCTTTAATCTTTTCGTGAATTTTTCATTATCTCCATGCAGTTTTCAAGTTGAATTTTTAATTCTGCATTACGTTTTTCTACATTTTCAGGTAGCATGTATTCTTTATATTCATCACTTCGTTCTAAATTTTGATCTACCATTTTACATGGACAATATGGTTCGTTATACATCGGACCCAGACATGCACACATTTTATTAATCATTTTAATCCTATTTTACTGTATTTTTATGACCACAAGGAGGACAACTAATAAATCTTATAGTATCTACGCCACCAGTATAGTCGCTTTCTTTTCGCGTTTGTATATCTGCTGGAACGTATTCTAACATAGCTCCACAATTTTTACAAACTGTTTGTTTAACAACACTAGGATGTGGTTCTGTTGAAATTACTTTTACCATTATCTTATTCCAAAATGTTGTTTAATCCTGTCCATGACCTGCATCACAAGACACTGGTCGCGTTCTGACCAACCAGCACAATCATCTTTTGCTTCTGCTACACATTCATTTACAATCAACTCAGCAAATTTCTGGTCATACCAATCTCTTTTTAATATACCTTTAGGAGCATCATTATAGGATACATATGCCCAAGATTCTAATGCAATTTCTTTAATTCTTTCATTCATTCGTTTACTCCAAAGTGTTCTTTAATCTGTGTTGCACACTGACTTGCAGTTTCACTTGTATCATGTTCTACAAAATCAAACCTATATGCATCATATTGTAGACTAGCTTGATCCTCACAAATTTTCATACATTGTTTTACAATCATCTCGGCAAACCTTTCATAACGAGCATTTTCTGCTCTATAGTCCCAATCCCATTCCATTTCATCAGGAACTGGAAAGAAACCAGACTGTTCAGCAAGTTCTCTAATTTTCTCGTTCATTCTTCGACTCCAAAATGTTTTATTGATAGCTCAATAATACGATCAGCAGAATCAGCCCAACCCTTTTCATACTCATCCATATCTTCATAGTCTTGCTCATCGTTTACTGTTGATTTACAAATTGTAATGAATTCTTTAACAATCATCTCGGCAAATAGTATCTCATCAAATTCATGATGTTTACCAGTATAACAATCAAATGCCAGTTCTCTTATCATTTTTACGTTCATAGTAAACTCGTTGTGTTATAAGTGGCTTGATCAATCCAAGATTGTGTAGATCTGTTTTCAGCTAACATATCTTCAAGTTGTTTAATTTGTTTATCTTTCATTTCCAATAATATCTTAGCAGCCTCAAGACGTGCTTCAATTGTATATGTTTCATCATCTAATAGTGTGTTCATTCGTTATCCCATTCTACTTCGCAACCACCTGTAATTTCTGCACAGGCATCGTCAAAATCTTCTATTGACATTGGTTCATACCCATAACGAGCTACCATTTGATTAGCAATATCAAATGCTTTACTCCTAGTTCCACTAGACATTCTCCACATCACTTTTGCAAAATCCGTATAACCATTTTCAAAAAGCATTTTACATATTTTCGTAATTCTAGTATCTAAATCTGGATATCTTTCTTCAAGTTTCATATTATCGTTTAGTAAGATTAGATTATAGCAATGGTTTCAATAATTGTCAAATCTTATTTCACTACCTTTACACGATGCCCTAACAATGCTTCTATTTCAGCTATGGTTAGTTCTTTGGCTGGTTGTGTGGCTTCTAAAAATTCTTCTTCGGTAGCTTGTTGGCCATTGTTTTGTCATTGTTTTATTCCTCAGTTGTTTTGTCATTGTTTTATTCCTCAGTTGTTTAATAAGATGGTTAAACTTGTTCGACACCATGTGCGGTTTCCCATACACGACCACGCTCGCCTCTAAAATGGCCAGCACTAGCAACGTTCTCTGCTAAGATACGACGATGTGGATATAACTCACGTTCAACCCGATAACTACCACGAGCAGATGTCCATTTTTGCCATACTACACAAACACTCTCACCTGGTAATGCACAATTTTCTTTAGGTACATGTCTTTCATGTGCAGAAAGCATACCGCTACCTGGAAAGAAAATCTTATAACTTTTTGCATTTTCTTTCAAAAGTGTTCCGTAATGCCACTCATATTCCCATAAAAAATATATTTTAGTATTCATTGTCTACCCTCTTTGTTAGTATGTGTATATTATACTATCGGTTTTATCAAATGTCAAACTTTCGCATTTATTATTTTATTAAACTTTTTTTCGGTGTATTCTTTATCATTTAACCACCATTCTTTAGAACCATCTTCCCATATAATAGCAGGTCCATCTTCTCGATGTAAATCGCCATTTACCCACCACTGTTTTTCACCATTATACCACAATATAGCTGGACCATCTAGTCGATGTTTTTGGCCATTTAAATACCATTCTTCACCATACCATTCACCATTACCATAAACCCATTCTATAGCAGGGCCATCTTCTCTGTGGTATTTGCCATCTACAGAATACATAGTTCTAGTAATGTTTCCTGGTATACATGAAAATGGTTTATCTGTTTCTATTAGGTATACTTTATCCATTATTTTACTACCTTAACACGATGTCCAAGTAATGTTTCAATTTCAGCAATAGTTAGTTCTTTAGCTGGTTGAGTCGATTTGAGGAATTCTTCTTCGGTATATTCTTTGTCATTTAAAAACCATCTTTTACGACCATTAGCCCATTCAGTAGCAGGGCCATCTTCTCGATGTAATTGGTCATTTAAATACCATTCCGTTCTATCATCACAAACTTTTACTTTATATTCTATCATTTTACTACCTACTTGCTGCTAGATAAGTAGCAACTACGCATAATTAAATAGTGTTCTACAACTAAGTACATAATAGCAGCAAATCCAATTAAAATTATAATTGAATCAACAAATACAAAGAATGAGATAACCATTACTGCTAATACAACATCAAACATACCAACATATAACTTTTTCATTTAACCACCTATAAATGTAAATATAGCACCCATACCCAATACAAACAGTATAGCAGATAATACTGTTATAATAGTTTGTTGTTTTGCTAATTGATTTTCATATTCTGCCCTAATCTTATCATCACTAGTACAAGTTGATGCCCAATATCTTTCAGAACTTTTATTAGCATCTAGTAATGCTAACGAATATGATTCATACGTTACCCAATGTCCGTCATTTGCCTCAACCATATCTGGGTATCCGTGTGCACCATTATATCTTTTCATTTTTAATCCTTATATGAGTTTCTAATTTCGTTAAACATATTTTTTAGCGTTGGATAGAAGAACCAAATAGTTCCTGCTAATATCAAAGTTCCAATTACATCACCAATTATATCAATTACACCGATAACCATTTATATTTCCTAAGTTTGTTATTGAGATTATATTATAGTATATTTTTTTGAGACTGTCAACTACTAAATACATATATGAAAATTTTTGAAATTGATTACGCACATTCTGCATTAGATTTAACCATGCCAGATGACCAAATTCTATTACATAGCAAAAAGATTGGTACCATTGATGGTGAAGATGTTCACAAGTTCATATCAGGTGAAGCTACATTATACTTCTTTAGTAAAGGAGATAAAATCACAGTTTACATTTTAATGTCTGGTGATTTTTTACATGGAATGCGTAATCGGGCTAATATAGTTGGTGGAATTACTGCACTAATTGCATTTATTACTGGGGTATTAGGTAAAAAAGTAATATTTTCATCAAATGAGCAATTGACCAGTGAAGGATTACAGTGGCTATTACGATTTTTACAACGTAATTCTAAAAGATTTACTGTGGTGGATCAAAATGGAGATTATCCAGATATAGACAAAATTAGAGCAGAATGGATATATGCTAGTAGCGATGCTGGTCATGCTGGACCAACATCTATTACTATTATGGAATCCAATGAAACTTATTTAAAAGAACACCAGAATACATTAATGCCTATGATTTTATATATTGGTAATCCAAATTTCTATTAATCAACTTAAATAATCATCTGGATTGAAATCATATTCAACACCATCTAATGATTTTTCTGGCTTACCTAACTTGTAATCCCATCCACCACCACCGAGTGCTTGCCAATTCTCATACATTTGAGCAGCATCTTTACATGATTGTGATTGACCGATACTACCAATAGTAGCATAACAAGTTGAACATATATAACTACACCCACTATCATAATCAAAGTATGCAGTTCCACCACATGGTAGCATTAGTTTATTCATTAGTTTTTTCCCATTGTTCAATTAATTCCTCATGCTCAAAGTGATCACGAAGATTTGTCAATGTTTTACCCAACCAATTTGTGCCTGGCCATTCACTTTCAGGTGTTTTACTGGCAGCTTTCTCATCTAATCCTATCCCCCATACCCGATCAAATGGTGATGCTTCAACTAATAGTGCAGGAGCAGTATTCATTAGCATATCATATAATCGTTTGTTTTGGTCAAATTTGGCATGATTACCACGGAATACATATTGAAGACAATGTTCATTCCATTTTGACATTTCAAAGTTCTTTACTTTTCTTCCTAATTCTTTCTGTTTCTTAGGATCATTGCATTTTAAAATTTGTTTAGCAATGTCGGTATCTTCAAAAAGCATGGCCCTTTGATACATCATGAACTGCTCAGCAGTATTAAATGTAATTCCATCTAAAGTAAAGTTAGATTTGTACCATTGGCTGAAAACTCCGCCCCAAAAAAATACGTATTTTTCTTTATTCATAATATTCCTTATATTTTAATTATTCTGTATTATACAGTGTTTTGTATTATATGTCAATACCACTCCACCGTAACACAAACCATTCAGCGTGTTCTAATTTTGTAAACCTTACACCACCCCTTTGTTTAGTCCATTTTGCTGGATTATGTACTGCTTGATGAACTGAGTTATTAAATGCTTCACCAAAAGTATCTTCACACCATTCATAAATTTCCCCTAAATGAGGATACAACCAATCAAATTGAATACTATAAGTAAATACATATCCTGGTTTTTCAATGATCATACATTTCCTCTGCTGATATTTTGATAATAAACCATGTTTTATGTTCTGGTTTATCAAACATTATATAACCCCAAAATTTACGACTTGATGCCTTAGTATGTTCATAGTATTTTCCTTTAAAATGTTTCTTAATTTCTCGTTTCCATTGTTGTCTATGATTTCCGTTAGAATACATAATTTCATCAGTAGGATCAAGGTAATTAAGATATGTTCTTAATCTTTCCCACATTTCTTCATTTAAATATAATTCACAATCATTCATAAGTATAAGCTAAACCAAGTTATATATTTCTCATCTTCTAATGTTAGACGTAAAGTTCGATTAGATTGCCATGTTCGTTTTACAATAGTATACTTGTCATATAAGTACTGGTCAAGCTCACTCATTTCCCAATTTACTTTCTCACAGACTTCTTTCCAAAACTTTTTAGTTTGTTCTGAATTTAATATTATATTATATGTCATTACCAGACCATCGTAAAACAAACCAGGTAGCATGTTCTTTATGTTTGAATCGTATGCCATTCAATTGTTTAATCCAGATACCTTCTGTTGCGTATGCGGTGCCAAACGTTTCTGTGCACCAATTATACATTTCTTCCCATTGTGTCAGAGCACAGTTGGTTCTAAATCTAATAATATATGGGTAAGGATTGTTATCAAGTTTCTCTATTTTCATGTCCACCTCATTACAAACCAAACACGGTCTGCTTCGTTCTTAAATCTAAAACCATTACTAAAAATTGGTTCCAACCATCTTGCAGTTGTATCTAACCCTCTGCCAGCTTTAGATGGTATTCCAAATTGGTCTATACACCATTGTCTGATAACAATATAATCGTTATCTTCGATCTCACGCATTTCTGCTAAGAAAGGGAAGTATGAACCATTAATAACCTTAGTCTTTATTATCATAATCAATAACCTTTATTATTTCTTTATCAGTAGCCCATGAAAAATAAGATATATCATACGCTTTTATTTCTGCAAAAGTATATTCTTGGTATTTTCCGTATGGCATTGCATTAGAACTTAAATATTCATCATACTCGTTTTCTATATCTTTACGTGTTTTACCATAGAAATGGCTTTTAGGTATTTCACCACGAATAAATTCATATGGGTTCACCATAACTAATTCTTTTACCGGCTTACCAAACCAGAAGTCACCAAACTTTTGGTCTACTCTTATCCATTTTGCATTGTTCTCTGGTGTACCAGAATAGGTATTATAAAATGAATAAACATCACTTTGTGGTGAAAATGTAGTTAAAATCAATGGTCTACAATAATCAGTTGGTGTAGTATATCATCTTCTTCTAGAATTTGAACTATTTTCATTAAACCCTCTACTTAAACTTCTTATATTTTCTTAAATTACAATGTCTACAAGTTTTTTCTTGAATTGTCTCAAATATAGTTTGATATCCGGCAACTGCTCGTGTGTGTGGGTCGTTCCATTTACTCCAACTATGTATACCAACGTAGCATAATGAACTAGTAATTAATAATGGTTTATTAGCTAATATATTAAATGTATTTTCTTTTTCGTTCATGACCACCTCACAAGAAAGAGGGATATATATTTTTCATCTTCAAAAGTTAGTTCTAACGTTCTATGGGTTGTCCATCTACGTTTAGTGATATTATATGTGTCATAAATGTATTTGTCAATAGAGTGTATAGTTACTTGTTTGTTAAAAACAATGTCACTCCAGAAAATTCTAGTTTGTTTTTGGTTTAATGTTATAGTATTCATATTCTTTATTATATGTTAATTACTAATATTTGTCAAGACCAATAAATACACTATCGGAGAAATATTAATGAAGATAATTGAAATACTAAGTGAATCATTTGATTCAACTGTTCCATATAAATGGATTGTTAATGATAATAAATCAGCAGTAGCGGAATTTGTAATAGTTCAACCTGGCAGATTCTTTTCAAAGAAACTTAAATATGGTTTTGATGCATTTAATTATGGTGAATCGTGGAAGATTGCATTTTATCAAATAGTAAAAGGTAAAAAGGTTTATAGCAAAACTGGTACTGGTAGTGAAAAATCTGTATTCTCAACTGTTGTATCTATAATGAAAGATTTTTTAAATACACATGAAGTCAACAGTGTTATTTTTTCTGCCGAAGATTCAAATAGACAATCGTTATATAGCAGATTAGCCAAAATATTATTACCAACTTGGAAAATGCATCATGATGTGACTGGTAATCTTGCTTTTTATAAAGTATCAAAACATTAATGCAAGTTTAATAAGAACCAAGTTTTGGCTTGTTCAGTTTCAAATGTTAGTTCTAATTCATTAAATGCTACAAATCGTTCACCGGTAATCTTGAACTTCTTTTTAAAAATATAGGTAGCATTTAATCTGGCAAATCCATTATATGAATTGATATCTCTATATCTAAACTTATCATATTTTTCTAAATCAACTACGGCAGTATTCAAGTCCATCGTAAAACAAACCATGTAGCGTGTTCTTCTTTTTGGAAATAGAAGCACGCAATTTTATCAACCGAATTCTTCCCCCAATCAACATGATATTCCATTCTACTACGCCATATATATTTGTTATCTACCTTAGCATATCCATATGTTTCTTTGCACCACGCCTTCATTAAATGTAACTTAGTCCATTCGTAACCAATTTTGTTTGTTTCTGGTATCATTACTTTATACATATTACATCCATTTGAGTAGGAAAAAGGTATAATGAGCTTCAGATTTAAATGTTAATTGGTACCCTTCTAAATATAAAGCAGACGTAAAGCTATACAAATATTCATCAAGTTCCTTTTTTATTAAATCATCGAATTCCTCATAATTGTTATATTCATTATCAAATAGCATATCATATAACTTTTCTTTAATGTCTTCTGGAAGTTCTTCAACTGATATGTTATATAAATCTGGTAATGTATTCTGTGTCATAATGTTTTAAGTTTCTCGTGTATTTCTTGTATAACTTCATCCCATTCATTGGTAACTTTTTGATTGAACAAGGTAACAGTTGGATACCATGGACTATCAGTTCTGTTAAGTAACCATCGCCAACAAGCATCAAATCTATTAAATATCCATACTGGTTTACCGATAGCAGCTGCTACATGGGCAGTAGATGTGTCAACTGATATTACTAAATCCAAGTTGCTTATGAAAGCAGCGGTATCAGCAAAGTCTATTAATTCATCGGTATAACTAGTAATAACTGGACCATCCCAATTCTGTGCAACCAAATCTGTTAATTCTTTTTCAGGTGTTGCGCCCTTTTGAATACTATAGAATTCTACATCTATATCTTTAAAGCATTCTAGATTTGCTAATTTAATATTTCTTCTACTGTTAGCTGCCCAGGTTTCTGGTTGTTCTGGTCTAAATCCACCAGACCATACTAATCCCACTCTTGTTTTTGTTTTTGGTCCTAATTTATCTGCCCAGTACTTTTGTTTAGATTCAACTGGATATAAGTATGGCATATCAGCTGGTATAGTATCTAATGTGGTTTTAAATCCACCTGGTAGACTCATTATAGGACAATGATAATCAAATGGTATAGTTTTGTCAAATGTTTCAGAATCTAGAAATGTTGCATTGCATTTTATTGTTTTCACTAGATCTCGAAGCAGTATTGGAACTTCTACTATTACTTTACAATTCATGTTATCAAACATTGGTAGGTATCTACAAAATTGTATAAAGTCACCAAATCCTTGTTCTGGGTATATGTAAATAGTTTTATCTTGTAATGATTGTCCGTTCCACAATGGTTTATCATATCTACGATAATAGTTCTTAAGTGCAGAACGCCATCTATTTTCAAACAATTTGAAACCTTCTTCATATTGTCCATATAATAATAGAAGTATAGATTTATTCCAAAGTGCATCAGCAAAGTCTGGTTCAATAGTTAATGCTGTATTATATGATTTCTCAGCTTCTTCTAGTCTTCTTACTGATAATAGGGCATTAGCTTTGTTACCGTGTGCAGTATGAAATGTTGGATCTATTTTGATTGCTTTTTCATATTCTTCTATTGCTTCTAATAGTTTATGTTGATTTTGATAGATATTACCACGATTAGAATATACTGATGACATAGGTTCAATTGCGGTAGCTTTGGTATAGTTCTCTAATGCTTTTTCGTCATCATTGATATGTTGGTAAACAATGCCACAATTTGCATAAGCTAATGCAAAATCTGGTTGTAGTTCTTTTACTTTATTATAGTTTGCTATAGCTTCGTGTGATCTGTTTAATTCATGAAGAATGTTACCAAGATTTATATATGCTTTGATATTATTATTATCAATTTCTATAGTTTTGGTGTATGATTCCAATGCTTCATCAACTCTGCCTAATTCATGTAATGTAATAGCACGGTTGTATAAGAGTTCTGGAAGTTTATCATTGATTGCTATACCATTGCTATAACTTTCTAATGCTTCATTGACTAGATTAAGATCTTTAAGAATGTTGCCACGATTGTTATGTGCAAATGGTTGGTTTGGATCTATCTTTAATGATTTATCAATGAATTGAATTGCATTTTTAAAGTTGCCACGTTGGTATTCTAGTGTTCCTAAATTAGTCCAACAAGTAGTATCATTTGGTAATATAGTTAATAGCTGTTTGTATAATTTTTCTGCTTCTATTAATTTGTTTTGTTGATGCATTGCTACAGCAGTGTTTCTTAATTGATTAGCATCAATTTGTTTTGGTTTTGCTATTTTATTTTTCTTCTTTTTCATTAATTCACTCACAGTTATAACATTATGTATATTATTATACCATTATTGAAATTATATGTCAATGTTTTATATTAAACTACAATAGAAGTATTATATCTATAATTGTTTACTATTTATTGATAGTGTTTTTCCTTATAAGTATGTGTTTTTAATTGATTTTTTGTATAAACTGGTGTATAATAAAGCTATATATTATATGTATGGGAGGAAAAAATGAAATATCCACATATAGATGTAAACACCTTAGTTGTAGCGATTTGTAGTGTAGTATTTGTATCATCAGTAACCATATTTTTATTTACAATTATTTGAAGGAGGATGCCTATGAAAGATTTGATAACCTTTGAAAATTTAACTGCATTTATTGGATTATCATTATTTGTAACATTATGTTATTTCATGATAGTTGGGACTGGTTCAGTTCCGATTTGGTGGAATGTATTATAAATTAAAACCCCTATAGTAGCCTAATCTACTTCAGGGGTTTTTTATTTATGTCTTTGGATATTTTGCTTTAACTGCTAGACAAGCATCGATATAATCTTGGATTTGTTGTTGATCATTTTTAACAACCCCATCTAAGTATAGTCTAAAATCTGGATATTCTGCACCAAACTCAGCACCAGTAGGTGTTTCCCACCAACCGTCAATAGCGTCAGACTCAGTCTCATCTATACCTTTAGTTGATGCTGAAGTCCAGTCGATTTTCATTCTGGAGTTTCTTCTTTTGGCAACGCCTTGACTTGAGGCACAGCTTGTGCTTTTATTTTTTCCACTAACTCTGCTACTTGAATATATGGTGCTTGACCTAGTGCTTGTAGGATTAAGTTTATTTCTTGTACTGTTAAATTTAAGTTTATCATTATACAGTCCAAGGTAATGGTGGAGTTACGATTGTTGGATTTATTTGAGATTCAATTTGACTTGCTACGTTTGCTTCATATGATGCTACTTGTTCTTCACCCAATGCTGCTTTGGTCCAAGCAATAACTTCATCTAAAGTTAAGTCAGCATAAGGTGTATAGTCAGGCTTATCAGGATCAACTTCAAAAGATGCTGTACCGTAAACTGAGCCTGTGTAAGTACCATCAGTTGCGCTGAGAGTCCAATGAGCCGTCACAACATAATCAAGCATACCATTTACATCAGGGTTGCAATTTAGTGCTGTGATGTTCCAAGTGTTTGTAATCATTTCACAGCGTCCTTGAAAGGAGTTAAATCTTCAGTTGTCCAGAAATCTTTAGCTAACATAATTTCAATGTGTTCTTTGTTTCTTTTGATACAATCTGCCCATTCCACATCAGTCATCATCGCAGGCTTAACACCATTAATTAGGTTTACTGAGTCCATAGTTGATGTATATTGTTGTGCTGGTGTGATTTCATTCATTTTATTTTCCTTCCAAAAGCTCAAGACGAGCAGTGAGTTCTTTGATTGCATTGACCAATACAGGGATAAGACTATCAGAGTTGAATCTAAGTTTATCTAAATCCTCATTGTCAATGATGACAGGAGTGTCACCTTCCAAAGCAAGTATATCCTGTGCCTTAAAACCATATCTAACAATACCAGTTGGTATATCAGTTTCTCTATTTTCCTTAAACTGATAGGCAGTAGGTTTAAGTTGATTAACAAACTCTAAGCCGTGGGGGACTGGAGCAAAATTCGTTTTATCACGTGCGTCAGATACGACTGTCCAAGCGACTTGAATATAGGCATTAGTCACCCCAGTTGAACCCATACAGAACCGATTGTTTTCTACGGTTGGGTTAAACACAGGTGCATAAGTACCTGCTGAATTTATTGGATTAAACGCTGAGTTCCCTGACCCCGTGGTGTTGCTGTTGAGTGCGCCCGCCCCACTAGCTGTGTTGTAGTTGCCTGTGGTGTTTGATAGGAGCGCATTCCACCCACTGGCTGTGTTGTAGCTGCCTGTGGTGTTGGTATAGAGTGCGTTCTGCCCACTAGCTGTGTTGTTGTAGCCTGTGGTGTTGTACTGGAGTGTGCCCAACCCACTAGCTGTGTTGGAGTAGCCTGTGGTGTTGGCGTTGAGTGCGTTCTGCCCACTAGCTGTGTTGTAGTTGCCCGTGGTGTTGAACTGGAGTGCGCCCAACCCACTAGCTGTGTTGGAGATGCCTGTGGTGTTGTTGTTGAGTGCGCCCACCCCACTAGCTGTGTTGAAGTAGCCTGTGGTGTTGTACTGGAGTGCGCCCAACCCACTAGCTGTGTTGGAGTAGCCTGTGGTGTTTGATGTTAAAGCTCCATCTCCAGCCGCAAAGTTTGAGTTTATTGCACCAGCACTATATGAGCCTCTGAGCGCAAATCCACCCGTGATAGTTATTGCACCTGCGACTGTAAGTTTTGTTGTTGGCGAACTCGTCCCAATCCCCACGTTGCCTGACGCATCTTTGACAATACCACCATTACCTACATTGAGAGTATCTGTTGAAGCATCACCTAGTATTGTATTGCCCGATGTTGTAAGGTCAACAATAGTTTCTGTACCTGTATTTAATAAACCTGGAGTTGTGATTCCAGTTGTTCCATTTAGCGTGATAGCCATTATTTAGCCTCCAGTGCTTCTATACGAGCGTTTTGCGTGTCGATGATGGCTTTGAGTTCTTGGATTGCTTTTACTAATCTTGCTTCAGTTTTGCTCCAACCAGTGATAGTCAACATCCTGTTCCACCTTGACTAAGTGCTAATGGGACTGGTAATCCACTTATTCCATTAGATCCATTTAATATCATATTGTTTTCCTTAAATTATCAACTTCATTTTTTAATTCTCTAATTGCAGCAAATGCTAATGCACAAAGCTTTATATAATCTACTGCTAATGTTCCATCAGTTCTTGTTCTTACTGCTAGTGGAAATACTGATTGAACATCTTGCGCTATTACTCCAAAGTCTGATTTATTAACAAAATAACCATCTACACCGCCTTTTTCGGTAATATAGTCATCGGTCCAATCAAATGTTTTACCACCTATGTTAGAAACAATTTCTAATGCATTGTTAATATTTTGAATATTTTCTTTAAATATTTTATCAGATGTAGCAAAAAATCCATTACGAGATTGCATAAGTGTTGGGTTAGTCCAAGCATCAGGTATGCCAGCCATTCTCTCAAAAGCTAATTTCATTTTTTCGTTAGTCATTATTTACTCTTCACAAGAGCAAGTAACTCTTTTAGTTTTTCTGCACCAAAGCCAGCGGCGTTAGTGTTTAAAAACTCCCAGAGACTTCCAGTCACTAACCCCACGCTAGTTAAATATGAAATACATGACGCGGCTCTAGCTGAAGCTTCAAGTTTATCTAGCATACTCATCACCATGCCCTTAATATTTTCCTTCAGAGAACATATTACAGAACACTGTATTATCTTCTAATGCTTCAATTTCATGCCATTCATTAGCAGTAAGATTTATAGGTTGAGTTTCTTTAGTAACTATCATTTCTTTGCCCTCCTTACGGACAATGATTGACCCTGAATGACACATGGTTGCGTGACTAAACGTGTGAACATGATGCGGCAATCCCTCACCCTTGTTGGCGTGATAAATGTTTAGTGTTGCACCGTCATAAGTTAGGCTATGCGCTGGGGGCAGTATCAAAATATCCATTAGAATGCTTGTGTTCCAGTTGATATTGGTTGTGTGTTTGATACATTAGTATGAGCAATAACAGGCTTAATTAATATATTATTAGATGTAGTATCAAAATAGTAAATATCTGCTATCACGTTGGCATCGCAGTCAAGCCAATATAATGGTTCAGCTACATCAAAAGTTATTTCTTCAACTTGTGCAACTCGATAGCCCGTTGTGCCGTCAGAATTGTTTACAGGTTCAATAGGGCTTATTAATGCTTTCATTTATATTTTCTCCTTAATATTCAATCATGATAAAACCTGACATTCCAGCAGTAGCTGGTGTAGGTACTCCACAATAATTACCAGCAACGCCACCACTACCTCGTGCCACAGTGCCATCAGAAATATAGGATAAAGAGGGCGGTGTGTTGATATAATAACCTGAAAATAAACCTGATCCAGTAAGGTTCCAATTCCCGCCTGTTCCTACGCCTCCTGACCCTGTGACTCCTGACGAAAGCCCTGCTCCTCCGCCAGTTACAGAGCAATAAGCGCCAAAAGATGTAGTCCCGCCCGCACCACCATTCGCACCACAAGCGACGGCACCAGAGCCACCAGCGCCAATCGTACAAACAACAGTTCCACCTGGAGTCAATCCAGTTACATATTTTATAGTCGCACCGCCGCCGCCGCCGTTTTCATAACCAAAACCACCACCACCACCACCGCCAGCCCCTTGGATAGTCACTTTCGCCTTAGTAATGCCAGCAGGAATAGTCCATGTACCTGATGCTGTGAAGACGACCATACTGGTGAAACCGCCACCGCCACCACTTGGCGCGATTGATTGCCATGTTGTCCCATTTGATGTTAATACGTTGCCCGATGTACTTGGGGCGACCGCTTGTAATGCTGATGTGCCGTTACCTAGTAGCACGTTATTAGTGGGCAATGTTGTTGACCCAGTTCCACCGTTACCTACGGCAACAGTTCCCGTCACATTGGCGGCATTGCCTGTAGTATTTTGATTAAGTGTGGGTACATCAGCTGCTTGTATGGCAGAAGATACAAAGTTAGTGCCATTACCTCGTAGATATTGTCCTGATGTAGCTGCACCTGCAACCTTATATCCGGTTGTTGCATTTATGGTGGTTGAACTACCTATAGCTCCTGTTACTTCAAGTTTGTATGTTCCTGATGGTGTAGTCCCAATCCCCACGTTGCCGCTGGAGTCGATGGCTAATCTTGAAACACTTTGCCTTTTATCATAAATAGAAAAAGTTCCATCTGTTGTTGTTCCTAATCCAGATAATAACCACCATCTGTTTGGAGTTGCTGCACCATCTTGTATTTCTATAACACTGGTAGCCGCTAAACCAGACAACGCTGTAAATGACGCTAAACCATTTGTATTATTGTAAGAAACTACTTTTCCAGCGTAAGTGCTAGGACTACTCGTCCCAATCCCCACGTTGCCGGAGGAGTCGATGCGCATAGCTTCTGTTAAAGAAACCGCTGCATTGGCTGTACCTGAAGCCGCGTAACTCCAAATATGATACCCTGAATTTTGTTGATATGACGAAGCTGCGCCTGTTATTGAGTACCTAAAAGCCCCAGTTCCAAAGTATATATTTGCGTTTAAATAACCTATTGGCCCTTGAAAACCATATTGTGATGTGTTACCTAATTGTAATAACCCTCCCTGGGCTGGGCTAGGTATAACCCCAATCCCCACGTTGCCTGAAGCATCTTTATAGACTTGACCTGAGCCTATGTTCAATATTCCCGAGCTGTCCGTGATTAAAGTTGCTGAAGTTGTGGGCAAAGTTAAAACCGTACTCCCTGCTACTGCAGGCGCTTGTAATGTGATTGAACCGCTGGTATCTCCAGCAACTACGATAGAACTCATAACTGTGATGCTCCTATAAACATTTGATCTATCTCAGCATCACTTTTGCCGAGGATTGCTAGCACTTGCTCAACAAGCGGATTATTACGCTCAACAACCGTTGAATATTCCCACCAAATTTTATACTCAGGTGTAGACATAGCAGCTTCAATATCATCAAGTAAGCCATCAGCTAATAGTGCTAATCTCGCTTGTCGCATTGAGATGTTGGGTATAACTACAGGTGGTATATCAGCAGGTTCGGGTGTGTTGCCCTCTTCTAGCCACGCTAGGTAGGCTTGGTAATCGGTGTTGGTTGGATCGTTTGGGATACAAGCGTTATCTTCTATGCGGATTATTGATGTGTTGTTAGTTAGTTTGTACATTTTTTATAGCTCCGCTGAAGCAGTCCAATGCCCTCTAACAGCAATAGCTATGGCATTTACAACTTGTTGCGAAAAAGCATGTCCATTTTCACCCAAAGTACCAGGGGAATACGCATTTGCCCCCCATAAAGATGCTCCACCACTATAATAGTTCCAATACCCACTATTATTTCCATAAATAGTTAAAGTAGGGACTGCCCTCTTTGATACTTTAAACGATATAAACCCACCATCAACTTGGCCATTTATTGCCATGCTAGCAAAACAACCAGCATTATCAATTAAAGTCGTAGCCGTTGTACCGTTGGCGGGGGCTACACTTACATTAAAAGACTTTTCAAAATATCTCTGACACAACGCCAACTCAGTCCCATACGGCCTATAGTCAAAGCTCGTGGCGGTTGATCCTTTCTCAAGTTGAACACCTGTGATGTAGAACGTAGCACCTGATGTGCCGACTACGGAAACTGCGCCAGTAACTGATATATAGTTTGTTGCCGCCCAAGCTCCTGCCGTGCCACTGTAAGTAGTACCTACGCCAAGACCGAAAAAGAGAGAAACACCAAGTCCGTTTGTCGCCCCAACCCAAGTTCCGCTTGTATCGCCAGCAATGGTCACCGATATTGTGGTCCAAGTGTTTGCTGTCGGTATTGAATATGTAAATGGATATGAACGGTTCGTTGCGTTGTTGCGAAGTGCGCCCCCGAATGTACCTGTTAAAGAGCTATAAACAACAAATGAAAGAGTTACGGTTTTTGCGCTTGCCGTCCCCCATGCCAAGTCTGCAAAATTAAACCCTTCTACTGATTGACCAATACAAAACCAATCACCCGCGCCAACGGTAAATGCCGAAGCAACTGTCATGCCAAGATAATTTGGGAACCCAACTGGAGTTGTTACAGCCCCAGCATTTTGCTGCGCCGTAAATTTTGCGGCCTGTGAAGCAGAGTATGACCAACGGTCAACCATGTATGCGCTGGGAGCCAAGTTAGCTGCTGTTATCTGCGCCCCAGCATTACGCTGGTCTATAGCCATGCCACCATTGATAATTCTGTTTTTGAATCCAAAAGTGTTGATGCTATTTAATGAACCTGAAGTGTTGATGTTTCCTGTGACATCTAGCTTTTGTGTAGGACTACTCGTCCCAATCCCCACGTTGCCTGAAGCATCTATAGTGACCGCAGTAGTTCCGCCAGTTTGAAGGGCAAGTACTCCACTAGCATCACCAGTTTGAACTAATCCACTAGTATTACTTGCGTTTATAATTGCCATATGTTATCCTTTATAATACTATCCATCTTGAGCCACTAGGAATCGTAACTGTTATTCCCGGTCCAAAAGTAATTGGACCAGTTGACATACCTGATTTACCACTAGTCATTGTGTAATTTTGTGTTACAGATTGTGAATTTTCATAGACAAATCCAAGCCCAGTTGCTGGATTTCCGGTAGGTGTTGCCGAAGTTTGTGAACTACCATCACCAAAAAGAACGTTTCCATTTCCTATCTGTGTTGCCATTTTTTATTCCTTTAATATTACTTATTTATCATATAAATTAATTAATAAGCAATTTTTTATTCCTTTAATATTACTTATTTATCATATAAATTAATTAATAAGCAATTTTAAATTCTATTTATTCAATAGTTCTTGCTCTAACCAAATTTTACATTGTTCCCAAGTTTTATATTGATGAGCACGGCCACCGACTTCGCGCCATTGTGTACAGTTATCTAATCTATCATCTAACAGTATACAATGATTGCCACTGCATTGTAAATGTTTATCATGGCTATACGGACCAATTATAACTGGAATATCTGGAAAATATTTATTACACCAATACACTTTATCTTGTGCAGCAAATTTCACTGTGTTCTTTGATGGAATAGCAGTTAGAAAATATAGTTCTGATCCAGTTTCTTGTTGATACTTTTTCAACCAATCGATTAATTCGTATGCGTTATCTTTAACTTCAAGATCTCTAAATAGGTGTGGATTACTACTTAATTTGTTCCATTCATCCACTAGTAGTTTATCACCGTCTTTAAGTTGTTTGTCAAAGAACTTGCGAGCATATCCCATAAAGTTTGCTACTACTTCATCTAAATCTACATATATTTCTATTCTATTTTCTATTTTACTCATAAGTTTCGCCATTTTTATATACACAATTATCACAGTTATTTCCCCATCGTAACCCTCTACTTGAAAAATTACAATGAGGACATTTTTTTAATTTTCTGGATGTCTTTTACACCTTTAACACAGACATCTCTTTTTTATCTATAACACGACAAATTAGTGGTGCAGGCTTTCCTTTATTCCATGGAATGTGTCCTTTGTGAGATTCTGACATTTTTGCAATTGATTCGGGTGTATGATTTTTTACCATAAAATGGATTTTTATCACCCTGATGTTTTCCTTTATTGAACTCAGATATCTTTCTCTTTGTTTCATCTGAATGTTTTCTTCCGGTAGATGCTATTGACATCTTTTTCCTAGTTTCGTCTGAAAGTGTTGTTCCCTTCTTTTTGTTTAGTTTTCCGGTATTTGCAAGTCCTATTTTCTTTCGGGTTTCATCTGTGACAATTCTACCAAATTGAGATATAAATTGTTTTCCACCATTACTTTTATTGAGCCACATTGGATTGTTTTTTGCATCAAATTTTTTAAAACTTTATGTTCCCATTTAATTGCATCTTCTCTACATACAAATACTTTTCTAACTTGCACATCAAACATTTCCTGTCCATAAATTTTTATTAATTCTTTAACATATTTAGATGATGAAAAGTAGGTATTCCATAATTGAGATGGATGTGCTTTTCCTCTATAATGATTAATATACGAAACTCCATAATAAACTTGCCCAGTTGGTTTAAATTTTAATAGATACGTATAAGGTTGATAAATATTCATGCTGATGACCTCCAAGGCTTTAGAATAGGTGGGGACTGCAATCCCGCGACCTATATCTATTTATCAATAGATTTCAATTTTATTCATTATACCTTCTTGTTTATTTCATATTCTTTTTTCTGAATTTCTGTCCATTTATCTTTTAATGCATTACCCATATCAGCAGTGGTATTCCAACCATTAGCACGCATAGCTTTGATTAAGTTATCCAAAAAAGGACGTTCACTATCCGATGGTTTACGTGCATTAAACATATCAGTTTCTAACCCACTTATAGTGTCATTGTAATATCGTAGATTGTAGACTAATTTGTCAGCATTTTTACTTAATTGACTAGTAGAATTTTTATATATCAATTCTAGTATTTCTTTCATTGGTTGAAATCTACTTTGACCTCTATAAGGTTTTGGTTTTTTATCATTAGTTTTTAATGATGACAATATAGAAGAAATACTAATAACACGTTTTGGATCTTGTAATAACCATGCTTTAGGATCATTATATAATGATATTGGAATACCTTTTGTTTTTGCTAGTCTGAATAATAGTCTTACGTCTTCAGTATAAAACTGTAACTGTTTATCTAGTGTTAAGTATACATGAATAGATGTAATACCAGTTGTTGGAATAGTTGGTGTTTTACTAAAAATTCTATCTTCAGCTTCACTTACTCTACCGTAGTCATTATGTCTATCACCCCAATAATCAACAGAATTACCTTTATATCGTTTGTTATACCAATCACCATCTAAATTAAATATAACCTCACCATTATATGGTGTATGATGATATCCACCCATTTTTGTTCTTGTAGTGCTTAGGTAATATGGGTAACCTTTTGGCATCAATTTTTCTTCAGATCTATTACCAATACTAGAAGTCAATATAAACCGATTTTCATTTAATATTTTAACAGCAGTATGTAATCTAGTATAATGGTATAATACTGAACTTATACCTTCATTAAGTTCTTCTTTAATTGGTTTATCGTAATAGTAGTAGTCATCTTCGTGTTCTGATAACTCCCATCCTGGTAATGCTTTCTTAATTAAGGTAGGGTATATACTCTTACGTTTATCATCAGCAGCATCATATGCTATTCTAGATAAATTTGCAGCATCTGCTACTTGTTTTATCAATTCAATTACGGTAGCATATATCTGGTTGGCATTACCTGTTCCGGTATTATCAGTTCTACACTTACCGTTGTCCATCATACAGAATGCAATTTCAGCACCCATCAAGTCATCATATGGAAACATATGTGCAGAAAATCTATATTCATGATGCCCTACCATAAATTTTGCTACGTATCTATCATTTGGTAGTTTAGTTGTCCACTCAAATGGCAATGGATTATCAAATAATTCTGTTAGTTCACTTTCATCAATTTCTTCTGAATAATATTGTGCTGCAACGTCTTTAGTAAAACCAATATCAATTACAACTGGCTCACCTTTATAAACACCCCAATTTTTATGTGTATTAAAATCTCTAAGATCAACATCATTATTTGTTGCTAGGTCACCCAAACTACCAGCATATTCTGAAAATATCTCAGCACCATCTTCACCGTATAGTTCTGTAATAGTTTGTATAACTCTATCCATATAAGTTTGTTCATATCTAATTTTACCAACCATCATATTGGCATATCGAATTAGTGTAGATAGATCGTTGGTTCTTAATAGTTGACACAATTGTTTTGCATTTACTTTTTCTGCTTTTTCGGTATGTAGCCATACTGGTTGGGAATGGTCTTCATCATAATCAATAATGGGTATGACTAAGCCACTTTGTTTCACATACCAATCATCTAGTATTCCAGCTTCGGCTTCATTTTGTGCCATGCCTTTACCATTGTGTGCTACTTTTAGAACAGTTTGTCTTCCTTGATATGGTATTTCAACTACAGTTCTACTGCTACCTTTACCAAGTTTTTGAGCTCGTGCTACTGCGTATTCTATACGTTTTTTATATGAAGTATTTGGTGTATAAACTTGTTTATCCCATTCAGGTGGTAGTGGTGCTTCACTTAATATTTCCATTATTTTCATTTCTTGATTCCTTCAATAGCTTCTAATGCTGTTTTTAGTAATAATTTTGAAAATTGATGATTTTTTAAACTAACTGATGGGACCTTTAATTTAATCATTGCTTGCCATTGATCCCATAACATAGCAGCTACATTATCTTTAAAGTTAGTCCATATACTTTTTTCTAATTCATAATCATCATTGGTATGTCCAAGTTCAATTTTTTCATCACGTTGTGTCATTGTATCAACTGCATGTTCCATGTTGTTGCTGTCGGCCACTAACGAAAAGTTAGTAACAATAGCTGAAATTTTTCTTGCTAAAAACCCTTCTGTCAATAACCTATGAATATATGTTTCGATATGGGGTATTTGTGCAACCACTTCTGGAGTTATATTCAATAGTTCTTCAACTGATTTCTGTCCAAGTTCTTTATATTTTTCATTTATAGCTTCTTGAAATTTGCTAAGATTTTCTTTTTGATATTTACCTATAAATTCGTGCCCATACCAGTCATATACACTGAATATATATCTGTATTGATTAAACACTTTTTTTAATTGTGGGAACCTAGAAAACAATTCTTGAATATCAATTTCTTCATCACGTTCATCCATGAATTGTGATGCTTCGAAATGTAACTGGTATTTCTCTCCAACATATTGTGGATGTTTAGGTATAATAATATATAATGGACCCTCGTCAGCATATTGATCAAACATATTATTATTAGTAGCAGCAGTGCACCATTTGGTTCCTTGACCATAATAACAAGCACTTGTTTTATCTTCTGGTTGTATGATTGTTAGTTGTTTATCATTATATATTTCTTTAGATTTACCTTTATCAGTTGGTGTTTGTGCACCTGATAACTTTTCTTGGAATTCTTTGTTTAATGCAATATCACCCAATTGATCAAAAGTAATTCTTCCAATGTCTTTATATTCGGGTGGTAGTATACGATGCTTTTTTAAGTTAGTATATGTTATCAACCAATCTTTACCTTTACTGTTAAGGTCTTCAAATTTAATACCTTGATTGGCATAAACAGTAGATAACCATCTAGTATATTCTTTATGGGTAGTTGGATCAATATCTTCAATAAATGCTAATATAATATTAGCAGATTTTAATATCGCATTTGGTTGTAGTTGTTCTGCTGATGTAAGTTCATTACGTAAATCAATTAGATTTTTATTATTTCTACCATTATCATTAATTAATGCATTAACTAATTTGTTACCAAAAACGGATGCGGTTTTGTTTCTATCGTATTCAAGTAGTACTGAACTTTCAAATAATTCTCTTAATTTCATTGGTAATCCTACATTACAAAAATTTTGCCAACACAAGCATTTAATACATCGCTAAACATAATTTCCAAAATGTTTTCTAAATTACCCAATGGTTCATAATCAACAATCGGGGCTTCACTTAATATTTCTTTTATTTTCATTATAGGTTCCAATACTAATAGTGTATTTACCTATTTTTCAATATCAATTGGTTCTTTATAACCACCTAAGTAAGAACCAGTTATAATGTGCTGCACTTTCAAATTCTATGTAATGGATTTCATGATAATCTGGTGTGAATTTGCAATGATTTTCGTATTCGAATTGTTTATAAGTTTTTATCAACCGGTCATACAAATAATCAATATAGTTTTCATCGTCATGTTCTATGTACGGTAACTTTTCTGCCGCGTGATTCCAGGCATTCGCCCAACCTGGAATTCCGGTACCATATTTAATTCTTATCGTTGACATTTATTCCAAAAAATTCAAATACTGCTTTTACTATACGTTGGGTCATTGCAATAACTAATATCCCAAATACAATCAACATAATACATGTAAATACCTCTTCATCCATTATAACCTCCATATGATGGGTCTAAGCCACCATATATTATTTATGGATTTCTATGCATACGATTTACTAAGGATTGCTGCTCGTAATAACCCAAATTTAACCACATCAATAGAATCTTCATCTGCTTGAAATTTGATTCCAATACCACCTGCATTTTCCCAAGCATCGATGTTATTACCTCTATCATCTATTAAGATATTAGGAGTGCCATCTTGTTGTACAGCATATTTTGCTTTGTTAGTAGTAATGATAACTTCTTCGGGTTGTGTTCTTAGATTGTTTTTAATCCATACATTTTTCCAGTATTCACTATTCTCATGGTCACCACGTAATGGACTAGAACATATAGAATAGCTACCATATAATTTTACTGCCATTTCTACTAATTCATCTGCTACTGCAGTTTTAGGCAATCTAGCGAAGAAGTCAGTTCCCACCATTAATTGAAGTGTAGGGTCAGATTTTGCTGGTGGTATGTGTCTGTAGTTACCACTCTCAATACCAGCTAGTTTGGCATATTCAGTAAAAAAATCTGCACATACGCCATCAAGATCTAGGTATATTCTTGGTTCACTCATTTGTTTCTCCTACGTTCAAAATACATATCAATCTGGTCGTATGCCCATATACCTATTCCATATGACATAAAGATAGCAATCCCAATCAGAACCCACATTAAAATTTGTAATATCATTTATTTTTCCTAAGTTCAAGTAACCATGGTATGATACCAATTAACACTGAACATCCAATACCACTAACAATTCCAAGTATTATACATATTAATATTGCAAATGTCAAGACCATTATGACCACCTCAATAAGAACCAAGTCTTATCTGCTGGAGTATTAAACACTAGCGTTGAGTTCCCCCATCCTCTTGCATGATATTCTCTGGTGGCATTAAACTCTACTAATTTATCCCTAATTGCACATTCACGCTCATCAGCAGTCAATTTAATTGACTGAAATTCTGATACAAAGTTTCTCCAACATTGTGGTAGCATCTTCCAACCACCAACTAATTCTAATTCATTTTCTTTCATGACCATCTTAATATAAACCAGATTGCTTTTGCTTCATCATTAAATTCTATTTCCTTATATGGTAATTTCATTGATCCACCATAGCGTGCCAACTCATCTTGAATTAGTTTGTGGAATTCATCTTTATCTTTGGGAGGTTCCATATCAGGAACTATTAAACTGTAAATAAAATTGTACCACCATATGTGTAAGCCATTATTATCTGATAACCTTAATTTCATGACCACCTCAATATAAACCAAGTATAATCTTCCTCGCTCAATTGATATTTCTTACCAGGTGGACCAATATCTGCAGATTTATACCCAAACTTACGCATAAGTATATGATATGCACGTATCCCACTACGCCCACAATATGTTATTGTTAGGGTTTCATCTTGTTCAAAGAAAGGGTTACAGTGCATTACAAACTTTGGAAACATCATTACATCAATATTTTTCATGACCATCTTAATATAAACCAGGTTGCTTTTGCTTCATCATCAAATTCAATTTCCATATATGGTAATTTCATTGATCCACCATAGATTGCCAACTCAGATAGAATTAGCTTGTTAAATTCACTTGCATTGATCTGATTATCTGTACCGGAATCGCATACTAAACTGTCAATAAAATTGTTCCACCATATATGTATTCCATAATTTTTATTTACTACACTTAATTTCATGACCACCTCAATAGAAACCAATTACGATCTACTTCATCCCGAAAGAAAAAGAATGAACCCCAACGCCTCCATCTATAATCAAATTCATCATCAAACATATTACCGAATGTATCATTACACCATTCTGTAATTTCAGCTCGTGGGGTTTTATTATACGGTAAGTCATGTGGTTCGATTGGTATTCGCACACCAAATGGATAGTAAATATCTATCTGAGAATTGTCTATAATCTCTAATTGCATGACCACCTCAATAAAAACCAATTCTTATGTGCTTCATTATCAAAACATATATAATATTCACCTTCACTACTACTAAATCCAAAATCCCATGAGTCTGACCCAATTGCATTATCTAACCATAGATGTATGTCAGGTTTAAGAATAGAATATGAACTTCCTATAGATAAAAATGGATGTTCTATTACTTCTACATATGTCCCTGGGTGTAATCCTTTAAATTCGCCCATAGAAAATGGTAACATTACTATATGTTGTTTATTACTTTTAATCATGACCACCTCAAAACAAACCAAGTATAATCAGGTTTATTCATACCATATCTAAGCCGTAAATTTGCGGTTACAAGCAGAGATGGTAATTTTAAGGCAGAGTTAATACCATAATTTTTTAATGTTTGTTCTATCGAATAATTAGAGTTTAACCATTCTTTCATAAATTTTGGATAGTCCGTTAAATCTACTATTACTTGGTTTTCTTCCATTATGACCACCTCAATAAAAACCAATTACGATCAGCTTCATTTTCAAAATAAAATGTTGCAAAGTCATACCGTGTCCATAAGTGTTTATATTCAATCTTATCTTTTAGTGGTTTTATACAATATATACTATAGTTAAAATCACTCCTGTGGTTATCACACCATTCTATTAACTCAGTAAGATTATACTCAGGTAGTTCATAGCTATACCAATTTTCCATAGGTGCTATTCTAAATTCTAAAAACTTCACAAAAGATGACTCCATCGTAAAGCAAACCAACTTTTATGTGATTCATTCTTAAAACCAATAACACATGGTTTCCAAAAACCATCACCTTCTATTCTATACTCATCTCCAAATTGCTCAGTACACCAATCACGCATAGCATAAAAATTATTTCCAGTGGACCACTGGAAATAATTTCCAGTGGTTATCTTACGACCAAAGGCTTCCAGGATATAAGTATGTGGGAATTCTCGTCTATGTTTTCTTCTGTCTTTGCTATTCATGTCCACCTCAATACAAACCAATTACGATATGCTTCATTTTCAAATCTTAAATAATGATAATCTATATTATAACACTTATATTCATCTAATAGCCAAGAACGGTATCCTAGATAAAATCTCTCATCATAAGGCCATTCTTGTGTACATTTCATTATCTCCATTGCATAATATTGTTGAGATCTGTTATATAAAGCTTTGTCACTTAATAAGTATATCATAATATAAAGGGGATTACAATCCCCTGTTCCTCACTATCGTTCGTCACAATTTGTTCTCTATTAATATCTCATCTAGATTACGATTTGTTTGGACATATTTGCCCCTGATAAGGGAGCAAATGATCTCATCTGAGTTGACTTCATTATCTCGGAGGTAGTGTTACACATTATAGAGGCGGTCAGCCGGTACCTCAAGTGCATTATTTGTTTCTATGTTCTGACGGCAGTATTATAATCAAACACTACTTTAATTACAATACCTGTGGGAATTACCCACTCCTTAAGCCTTTGTTCTATTGTTCAAATTACCGAAATTGGTTGTACGAAGGCGTATCCAATCATCATCCGCACATTGTACGGGTAGTCAGTAAAGTCGCTGCTTTTGCTCAGCTGTTACGCTCAATGCGAAGTACATTCCATTGCCAACGGCACCTATCATCCTACCGGTGCGAGTATATCAAAAGTATTATTGCCTATTGTTATATTATACTACAATTACATATCTATGTCAAGACCATCTTATTAAAAACCAAGTAAGATCTTCTTCACGTTCAAATTCAACATGATGCTGACCTTTGAGAAAAATACCATTGTACGGTCTAATTTCTTCTTCTAGTTTCCTAAAATAATAAGAGATGTAATCGACTTCATCAAATTTATCATTTGTAATTCTGTTTTCAAGATCTCTACAAAAGTTTGTCCAAAAACTTTTATACTGTTTCTTTTCGTTATCCCAGATATTTAATTTCATGACCACTTCAGTAAAAACCATTGATAATGTGCTTCACTTTTAAAGCATAATCCATTATCATAGTTATCATATGTTGCATTAAACGGTTTTAACAATTCACGAACATTATTAACCCATTCTGTACCGGTTACGTCATGAAAGTTTGTTGCAATATCAATATTTTTCTCTACAACTTCAGGTAAATCACGCCAATATTTGAAAACTTTCATGACCACCTCAATACGAACCAATTATAATCTTTGTCTTCTTTAAAACAAAAATTACTATTACCAAACATTGTATTAAAACACCATACCTCATTATCACGACAAATGTGTCCAACTGAACCAGGTCCAAAAGATTTAACACACCAGTCAATCATATCTCTCTGTTCATGGTATCTAATCTTATTAAATGTTATACGCTTCATACCCACCTTAATGCAAACCAGTTAGCATCTTCTTCACGCTCAAACCAAAATGTATGAGGTATGAAGTCAGGTACAAAATTATTGTTTTTAAGTTTGAGTTGTCTATGTCCGTAGCTACACGAAAATCTATACTTTGAACTATACTCATTACACCATTGTTCCATTTCTTCAATATTTTTATAATCATCAAATGGGATTTTGATTTCATGTTGCCACGTTTTAGAAGTATAAATCATGACCACCTCAATAAGAACCAAGATGCATCTGCTGCATCATTAAAATAAAAATTAAGTTTCCATTTATGCAGGTCAGCACATATAGTAGCTTCCATTTTAATATAAGATTTACAATTTTTGATAGTCCAATTTACAATTTCTTGTTCTTTTGCAACGGTGCCAACATCCGGTATGGAAACTTTCATGACCACCTCAATAATAACATAGAACACCAGTGTTGTCTAGATTTTATAATCTTAACTGATATTTTATAATGGTCATTTTCATCTGTAGAGTTATATCGCCAATCCCAATATCTTCCTTGTTTACCTACATTATTTGTTAGCCATGCCCCTACTTCTTCTTCGAATACATAATCAATATAATGTAATGGTGAATACATCTGTTCACCTGATAATGTCCATGATACTGTAGTACCTGGTATCCAATACCAAAAGATGTTTCTTAACGGATTAAGAGTTCTTGTTATAAGTTCATACTTCATATACATTCTTACCATTCATAAATTGGATCATAACATATTCTTCTTCGGTATATTCTTTGCCATTCAACCACCATTGTTTAAAACCATCAGCACATTCAACTGCTGGGCCATCTTCTCTATTTAAAAGGTCATTTAAATACCAAAATTTAGAACCATTGGCCCATACAATAGCGGGTCCATCTTCTCTATGTCGTTTGCCATCCAACCACCATATTTTAGTTCCGTCTGGTAATTCTGATACAATAGATTGGCCAGATGCTTTATGGATTATGCCGTTTAAAACCCAACGTTTAGAAACATCTTCATATTCAGTTAGTATTGGTTCAGGCATAGATATTCTTCCCATTCATAAATTGTATCATAACATATTCTTCTTCGGTGTACCGTTTGCCATTTAAATACCATTCTTTATGACCAACTTCATCTTCACTAGCAGGGCCATCTTCTCGGTGTAATTTGCCATTTAAATACCATGCTTTATATCCACCTGCATTTTCAATAGCAGGGCCATTTTCTCGATGTCGTTTGCCATTTACCCACCAATCTTTATAACCATCTTCAAATTCACGAGCTGGGCAATCTAGGCTATGTAATTCTCCATTCAAAAACCATTGTTTAGTACCATTTGCATATTCAACTGCCGGACCATCTTCTCGATGTAATCGGCCATTTAATCGCCAAAATTTATTACCATTTGAATATACATATAATTCTGGTTCAAACATAGATATTCCTCCCATTCATAAATTGTATTAGTGCGTATTCTTCTTCAGTATATTCTTTGCCATTTAAATACCATTCTTTATGACCACCAGCCCTTTCATATGCTGGGCCATCTTCTCGATGTAATTTGCCATTCAACCACCATTCTTTTTGACCATCATCCCTTTCATATGCTGGGCCATCTTCTCTGTGCAAATTACCATTTAAATACCAGGCTTTAGAACCATCCGAATATACAATAGCTGGGCCATCTAGTCGATGTAGTTCGCCATTCAACCACCACGATCTATCACCATTTGCAAATTCACAAGCTGGACCATCTAGTCTGTGTAATTTTCCATTCACTAACCATTCTTTATGACCAGTGGCATATTCAATAAGTGTTGGTTCAGACATAGATATTCTTACCATTCATAAATTGTATGAGTGCAAATTCTTCTTCGGTATATTCTTTGTCATTTAAAAACCATTCTTTATACCCATTTGGGTATTCAACAGCTGGGCCATCTGTTCTATGTCGTAGGCCATTTAAATACCATACTTTACGCCCATATATACCTTCATATGCTGGACCATCTTCTCGATGTAATTTTCCATTTAAATACCATTCTTTACGACCAGTAGCCCATTCAACTGCTGGGCCATCAGTTCGATGTAATTTGTCATTTAAATACCAA